GTGACGATGACTGTTTCATACAGTTTTGGTAATCTCACCTCTACCGGAATCCATCCAAAATCACTCATGTATCACCCCTTCTATGTCAAACGAAAGTTGCCCTGGAATTGTCATGTCTTCCATCCACCAATCAAAACATTCTTTCCCGCTTTTCCAATCTGTCTTAAACCCGTCTTTTACTCTCTTCTGGATCATCCGGTCAAAAGCAGACATGTAAGCGTTTTTATAAGCTGGAAAATCGCAAAATTCCTTTTCGCGATTTTTTCTTCCGGACAAAGGGCATCCTACGCACCCAACGCGGTTATACCCATTTTGGTAAAGACCGCACACAATGATGTTTTTTTCTTTGATAAAGTCCCAAATTTCCGAATCCGTCCAGCTGATAATTGGATTGCACACCGTTTCTTTTTTTGCTTTGCTTTCGATACAAAAGTGCAGTCAAAAGGCGACGCTTCTTCTGCCGATTTCCCACATTCTTTGGCTTCCTGCTTTGCTTCCTCGTATACCTCTTGGATATGATCCGTCGTAAAGCGTAAACTCTCTTTTTTTGTCTTTCCTATAACCTCGAAAGCACTGCGTGTTTTTCTTGACGTTGACTCCAATTTCCTCACGCCGGTTGCCACCATGCGATCGGCTCCATCTTTTTCTTTAAGCTCTTTACAGCAGTATCGGACAAGTCGCGTTGGTGGCATCCTTTTCCTGACGATCAGATCCCACATAGAGGTCTGATGCGGTGGAAGATTTTGAATAACGGTCTTTATCCCGTGTCTCTGTAAGTGCTCAAAAGTGTGTCTGATATGATATACAGTTGGTGGAGCGTCTACTGTCGTGTGGCTATTGTGGACTTCAAAATCGGCTGGATTAAGGCATTCCATCGCAAGTCTGAGCATCACATCGCTATCCTTCCCTCCGCTATACGTAATGATGAGCGGTTTTTTGTAGTAATCTCTGCTCATATCAGCAGCTAGTCGGAGAATCTGCTTGCTTTCATCCAATTTGTTCAAAACGCTCCCTCCTTAAAAGGCCCGTCCTCTTCATTCCGTTTTCTTCTTGCTGATCTGCTCAATCTTGCGCTGTATGTACCAAGCCGCTTTCTGCAAGTCCTCGACCTCTTTGCTCTGATCCTTCTTGCCTGCCCTGCTGATGTACTTGACCGCATTTCCAAGGCAAAAGCCCAAGTCTTTATCTTCGATGTAGTCGATTACTTCGATCTTCCCATCTGTGTAGTGTGATGGATGATTAACCGGATCGTTTTTGTTCTCTTCCTTTTCTGGTTCCGCTTCGGAGTAGAGCCAGAAAAGGAATTCTTGATTACAGCTATGACAGCCTTCATGGTGTTTATTTAAATCACACACATTACAATCTAAACCGTTACATTTAACCGGTTTTCCATCTACAATCGCAGGATGTGAATATATATCAGGCATTAAATTTAATATCTCTTCAAGACTATGCTTTTCAAAATGCTTCATTTTCTGCTCCTTTTCACAGGTAGCTTTGTCCGTATCTCTTCCGGAAGGCTTCTCTTGCCGGATCCTCGCCTTTTTTCAGCCCCAGCTTGAGCCTGTAATACTCCTTTTCGAAGGCTAGCTGTCCTGCGAGCTTTGACATGGCTTCTGCTGCCGGATTGTCGTGCACTCTTTCTATCACGCTGCCTCCTGCTGCCCCTGTATGCTCTCTTGTCGTCAGCGGGATTGTCAGACCGTCCTTGTCTGCAAGCGTCCGCAATGCCCCGCTTCTGCCCCATATCAGGTGATGTGTCTCCTCTGCAGGACTTCCGGATATTGCGGAAATTCCTGTGTACTCTGTGACGATGCTGCGCTTAGACATCTCTCCCTCCAATCCGGAAGTCTTCCCGTCTTGCTCCGTCCGCGAGCGCGATACCGATCAGGACCATCCCTAGGATAGATGCTGCTGCGATAATATCCGCCACAATTTTGGCTGCCTTTCTTATCGTTCTCATGCTTTTGTGCTCTCTTTCTTCACCGTCTTCTTTTCTACACTGATTTCTCCTTCTGCATTCACCCATACCTTTGCAGTTGTGTTTTTGGTCAGCTTCAGCGTCATCTGCATCATTGTGCCTTCTCGGATATCATCAGCTGCTTCTGTCAGCAGCTCTGCAACTCTTGTATCCCCGAAAATCTCCTTGATCGTGCTCTTGCACTTCCTGATTTCTTCCTGCTTCTCCTTATCTTTTTTCGATTCGCTGCATCCGCACTCAAGAGTCGCAGCTTCGTTGATCTCTTCCTGTGTCGCATCCTCATTCACCCGGACAAGGACATACTGTCCGCAGTGTCTGCAGGTCCCGTGTACTTCCATCATTCTTCCCGTTCCTCCTTCAGTCTGAGCATACTCAGGTCATTCAGTGCATCCTGCAGCTCCATCGATGCACTCTCATACTTTTCCATCGTATCCTGGATCACATACTGCTCTTCATCTGCCCTCAGATGTCCTATCGCAGATAACTGCATCTTCATCACGGCCACCTTGTCCATGATTACTTTCAGAGAGTCACGTGCTTCCTGCGTCCCACGGAGCGGCTTCTCCGGCTTTGGCATCGGAATATTCTCCTCTTCCGTGTGCTTCTCTTCATGGGGATCCCCATGCTTTTCGGCATTTTCCAATTGCGCTGGCGCAATTTTCACTTTTGCTTCCGGTTTTGCCTTCTCACATGGGGAATTCAGCGTTTCCGGCATTTCTTCTCCGTAAAGGCCTTTCCACGCTTCTTCCGGTGTCTCCCAGCCTTCCGTCGCGTTCTCTCCCATCGGGCCTTTCAGGATTTCATCTATCGTGCTCTGCAGCTCCAGCCACTTTACATCGCTTGTCTGGTCTTCCCTGATCTGTGTCAGCTTCGGTTCCTTCTCTTCTCCGTCAAAGGTAAGGAGGATCTTTCCAAGCCCCGCAGGCCTCGACTCCAGCACGGCCACTCCGGACGATGCGAGCACGTCAAGGATCAGGCTCTTTTCGTCTGCTTCCGTCTTCGTTTCCTCCCACTTCTCAAAAATCCCCCGAAACTCTGCCGGCTTTCCGTGAAAGTATGCTTTCAGCATTGCCGTCAGCGGATTGTCCGCCTGCTGCCCCTCCATCGCCACCTCAAGCGGCGTGATCGCCTGCTCCTGTCTCACTTCCTCTTTGATCTGGCGAATCTCTTCCTTGGACAGGTCTGCAGGGATTGCTTCCGCTACGCTGTCCGGGAGAGACAGCATCTCCGAGAGCTTCGTGAGTCCGTGGCTCTGATACTCCTCCTTTATTCCTCCATTGGGATTTCCGAATTTTTCGAAAACTCCGATAAACCTGCTTGTCTGATCCGGTCGGAGGCCGTACTCCTTCAGTGCAAATTCGCCCATTCCTGAATAGCCGGAATCCTTTAGGATATCCGTGTCACGCGCCTCCTTGAGCATCTGTCCGATTTCTGCAAAGTCGTTTGCCGTCCTCCCGATGACATAATCCATTTTTGCCTTGAAGCCTTTATACCCGCCATACTTCAGCTGCATATCACTCGCCACCTCTGCGGTCAGTGTGAGCTTCCTCGTATAGTCTTCCTGGCTCTCTTCTTTTTTCTCAAGTTTTACTTCTCCGATATATCCTTCTTCCATGTGCTCCTCCTTATCCTGCTGCCATCAGCAGCTTCTTTTCGGTCTTTTCTCCCTGATTTTCTTCTTTCGCCATTGCATCCAGGTTCTTTCTGACCTGCCTTATCCATTCCTGCAGTACTTCGTCCGTTTCTTTCCAGTCCGGTTTCCTGTCGTAGGCGGCGTATGCCTGCAGAATCTTTTCTCCGTCGGTCTCAATTGTGTACCACGGCTCTTCCGGTGCTTCTTTCTTTCTCAGGAAGCATATCCAGCTCTTCCGCGTGGCCATCTTGACCATGTAGGTATCCGAAGCTCCCACACAGTGATGCTGCATCCGTCCTTCGTTGATGATGTCTTCTGCGGATTCTGCCGGCCGGACAAAATAATCGTCCTGCTGCCATTTGAAGATCTTTCTGTTCCTCTCCAGATCCTTTCGGATCCCTGGAAATTTCGCCGCCCGTTCTTCATCCTTCTTCCGATTCAGTTCTTCCAGATAGAGATCGTGGAAGTACCTCCATCTCTTGTTTCGGTAGATAATCTCGCTGTGGATGTCACTTCCGCGCCGTTCGGCCATATCCAGATAGTCCCGGTACATCGTGATTTTTTCTTGACAGCTCATTTCTTTTTCTGTCGTCTCCATGAGCTTCCAGAAGTGGTTCGCATTGATTCCCTTCCCCAGAATTTCCGCAATCTGGTCCAGTGTGGTATCTCTTTTTATTTTCCCGATCTTTTTCAGTGTCTCATCGGTCGCCTTCGGGCACAGATCCAACGTGATCAGCATCATGCTGTTTGCATTCATGGCGATCAGGCGCTTTGCCTTCTGCCTTCCGACCCTTTCCAGAGCATCCGCCATCTTGGCCACACCTGCCGCCCCCTCTGCGTTGATGAACTCCGCCAGGCACTTGCCAAGTCCCGCTTTTATCGCTCTTTCCGCAAGATCCGGCGTTCTTTTTACCGCATCCATCAGTTTCCATCTGCAGATTTTCCCCGGAATCCCTCTGATGATTTCTCTCCCCTGTATCCCAATTCCAAGGTCTTCAAGGTTTTTGGGATAGAAATCCGTTTGAAGCGGCGTGTACGTCATGATGCACTTCTTATCCCACCACCTTTGTTTTGTGCCGTAAAAATTGCGGACTGTTCCGTAGTACCAGTCGCTCCATTTCTTCGCTCCGATCTCACTTGCGTACCCTCGGACGACTTCCGTCACAGACATCTTTTCCGGATTCTTGAAAAAAACAACCCTGAAGATGCGCTCCACGATCCTTCCATCCGGTACTCTCTGAAAAAGCGATGTGAAGTGCACGCGTGTATACTTGTCTTCCACCGACTGGTATCTTTTCTTTATCCAGTCCACAAAGCGCGGAGGCAGTGCCGGAACGTCCTCCATCATCTCCTGGATTCTTTGGAACTTCCGATTCTGCGCATCGCATCTCTTTCTCCAGCTAATTCTGTACTCGTAGCTATCTATCTGGTTCATTGCACTCCCTGAGCCTTTGCAGAAGCTCTCTGCTTCTTTCCGCGACTTTTTATCGCGTGGCCAGTTCTCGATCTGGCACGTACTTGTGATTCTTGTCCTTGACCATGTGCATGTTTCTGTGTCATAGGTCTGGTATCCGTCTTTCCACGTAAAGTGCACCCTGTCGGAGTCCGGAAGCACTGTCATCAGTGCCATTCCGTCCGGTGTCCGGATCCTTTTTATAAAAGGCTCTCCTGCATTTTCCGGGATGTGCTTCAGCAGCTCTTTCTTTTTCATCCCGTCACCACCTTCAAAATGATCTCTTTAAGGTCTCGATCCGTCCCGCAGGCCACGCCCACGGATCCCTGCTTTCCATCTCTTGCCCTTTTCTCCAATTCAGACCATACCTTATCGATCCTGCTGCCCTTCTTCATAAAGGCTCTGCACGCCTCCGGATCCGTCGTCATGGCTCTCGCCATCCCGTATATGATCCCTGCTGCCGTTCTCGGTATCTCTGTCTGCTCCTCCTGCACCTTGATTCTCCCAAGAGCTGCCTGTCTCAGCGTTGCAAGCTGCTTCGTATCTCCGGCAACATAGTCCGCAACATCCTCCGGATCCATCCCGTTTTCCAGCGCCAGAGCTCTCAGGCTGTCCAGATCTCCCTCTTTCTTCAGTCCTTCTGCTGCCTTGTTCAGCTCTTCCAGGTCCATCTCTCCGAAGCACTCAAACAGGTTTTCTTTCTCTTTTTGTTTATTTTTCATTGCATTCCCCTTTCCGGAGCAGATCTTCATACAGATCTACCCGCTTTACCTGCGCGGCAATCTGATATCCCTGAAGTGCTTTTGCCACGCGCTCCCACTTTTCTTTTCTCTTTATCGGTCTTCCTTTTGACCGGACCCATCCGTCTCTTTCCCACCTCTTCAGGCTCAAAATTCCGGATGCGAGCGGCCGGCAGTCCGTGATAATCAGGACGCTACTTGCGCCAGCGCAATTTGGCTTCATTCTCCCTGCTGCCTCTGCAAGTGCGAGCAGTAATGCTCCGTATCTGTCCTCAAGACAGTCATGCCACCCTTGTGCTGTCCCTATGCAATTCCCCATGTCGACGGCCTCCATGACGTACCCGCAGGAGCACTCCTGCTTCTTCGGAGTCCGGTTGTCTGTAACCAGATAAATATTTGTTTGCACTACGGTCTCCTCCTTGTCGTCCTGATCAGGATATATCTCTGCCACGGAAGCCCCGTCACCGGATTCTCTCCGGATACAACGGATCCTTTTTCGATTTCGAAGCCTTTCGGTGCTTTGGGCTCCGGCTTCCATCTCTTTTGATAGATCTTTTCGATCTTTGGCTGCGGAACAATCAGGTTGCGGCTCCGGCTGTAGTACATCTGATTTTTCCCTGGCTCTTCTTTCTCTTTTGTCTCTTTCTTCACGAGATAATCTGCCAGCTGCTCATAGTCTCCATCGTCCAGCAATACAAACATCGGTCGGCCCCACGGCCAGCACTTCCTGACCAGCTTGTCGGTGTCGATCCCTGACCGGATATTCTGGATAATCAGGTGATGATGGTAGGCCCCTTTTTGCCCCTGCTCTGTCACTGCGACCCACTTAAATGACAAATCCTTCTTCTTGTACGCCGCCCGCATTTTCCCTATGAATGTACTGAGCCTCTTTTTTGCTTCTTCCAGGCCTTCCGGTCTCTCATCCTGTCTGTATGTCAGCGTCAAGTGGTAATCATCTTCTGCAAAATTCGCGAGGATCAGTCTCTGCACCGTCCTCGCTCTCTTCTGGCTGTCCCACCTCCTGATCTCGTCCGGTGATCTTGCTCTTTTTCCTCTTTCCTCTTTCGGTCCTCTCTGGACCGGGTAGTACTTTATGACCACGACTGCTCTTCCGCAGTCATATGTCTTTTTGTGGTACATCTCTAACTTTCCTGTCCTTATCGAGCGGAAAAGCCCGATTTTTCGGGCTTTTCTCTTGTCTCCATACTGCAGGAATGCTATACTGATTATGTCAATTGAATGTCTATAGCATTCCCGAAGCAGTGGCTTTCCCGAGTCACTGCTTCATTTTTTATGTTCTTCTTCCGGATTTATGCCGGCTTTCTTCAGTGCTGCATAGCAGATATGCCCTCTTTCCATCCCCAGGGTCTTGCAGTGCTTGTCACACCAGCCTTTCATGCCTGCTTTTTCTGACGACTCCTGCACCGTGCCTCCGTAAATGCACCGGACTGTCATAGCCCTGCCTTCCTTCCGCGCCACATCTGTGTCTGTGCGGCGGTCACCGTCACTCCGTATTCCGCTGCGATCTCTGTCCAGCTCTTCCCGGCTTCTCTTGCCTCGATCAGCTCCTTTCGCTCTGCATCCGTCCACGCGTGAAAGCCTTTCCGTGTATGCTTTCTCCTCTTCTCCTCTTCTATTCTCTTTTTGGCGGCTCTCTGTGCTTCCCAGCTCTCCGGAATCTTGAATTCCTCGTGATATTCTCTTGTCGGCTGCAGCTTCGGTTCTGGAAGCGTCACTTTTTTCACCTTTGCTTGCATTTTTATCTCCGTCATGGTATTGTCTTATTACACCTTGTAAGTGCGTCGGTCCCGCTTTTTCATGAGCGCCCGGCGCTCTTTTCTTATAGGTGTAATGATGGCGATGCAGCCGATTGCCAGATCGACCGCAGCCGCCGTTTTTAATCCGCACCCGTGAAGAAGGAGTGCCGTGAACATGCTCGCCATGAATATGGCCGAGCAAACCTCGTTTATAATCTTTGTTTTCATCCTGCACTCTCCTTCTTCCGGGGATTCTTTGGTGTTCTCGTTATCTTGATCGGTACGTGGTACTGCGCTTCGAAAAGTATTTCTAACGTCCGCATCATCTTTGGGAAATTTCTATCTAGGCCTCGAAGATATTCCTCGCGCTCTTCACGCTCCCTTTCGGTCATCTGCTTCTCTCGCAAGAATCAGCCCATCGATGTACCCATAAAGGACTGCCTGCGTCCCGGTATCCAACTTGGAGGACGCCTCCGCGATCTTTCCTACGAGAATCGCCCCGATATTGCTCAGGCTCTTTTCTGCTGTCTGCTGCTTCTTCATTGCTGTTCTCCTTTCCTGTAAACGCTTATCATTACCTCAGCGCTGAATGCCTGCTCCGGTGTCGGGCCGGTTGTGGTTCTCCCGGCAGGCTTGCTATTAAAGTGTTTCGGCAAATGCGGCTGTTACTTTCTTAACTGTTTCGTCTCCTTCCTTGAGGCCATCCTTGAGGCCCTCTTTGATGATCATCCCGTAAATCTCCACGGCCTTTCTTCTCCACTCCGCTGCTCTGACCTCTACCAGCTCGTTTGTTTTTCCCTCTTTCTTGAGGTCTTCGATTCTATCGTTGTAGTCGTCCAACTGTGTAAGTGCTGCATCATATGCGAGGTTAAGAATTTCAAGCTGCGTCATTTTGTTTCCTCCCTTGTAAGTGTGTTTTTTATTTACCATTTATTCTGTTTCGGTATACTTAATATAGCACGTGACTATACCGTTTGTAAACCGCTGATTTATATTTTTTGGGATTTTTCTTTTAATAGTTTTACATTGGTATATCTTTGTGCTAATATATAGTTGCAGTAAGAAATAAGCAGATGGAGGTGAATATATGAACGATATAAAGGACAGGATTAAAGAAGTCCGAAAAGAGGCCGGGCTTACACAGCAGGAGTTTGCAAGCGAGATCGGATTAGGAAAGCAGGCTGTTGTGTACTATGAGGGTGGTTATCGAGTTCCGAAAGGCCCAACGCTTGCACTTATCTGTGACCGTTTCCACATTAATAAGAAGTGGTTGCTGACAGGCGAAGGCGAGATGCACGTGGCCGGGCGGCCGCAGGTATCCCCGGAGCGAGAAAATGAGATTGCTCAGATCGTCGGGAAGATGTACCTCGACGATGACGGATTCCGGACGAAGCTGATAAAGGCAATCGCAGGCCTGACCGATGACGAGTTAAGATGTGTTAAAGATTTTGCTGAAAGTCTTGTCCGAGAGCAGGAAAAGTGAGACAATTTTGTCCGGAGAAAGACAGCAAGGGAGCTGCACCAAACGGTGCAGCTCCCTCTTTGCTTAGAAAGGCAGATTTTCGATGATGCAGTATATCAGATAGAGCAAATCGGGTTTATCGCAGCTCTGTATCTTATCCGTGATCATCTTCTTAATCTCTTCCATGGATTGCCTCCTTGAACTTCTTTAGCGTGATGTATGTAGCACGCACGATTGACGTATCAAGGACAGTTAACAGCTTCGTGATTTCTTCAATCAGTTCCTTCTTATCCATGTTTTCCATGTTTTTCTCCCCCTTCGAATAAAAGGGTACCGCTCCGCTTTCCGTTTGGGTATTGCAGATCTCAAGCGTTTTTTGACTTAAATATTTTTTGACACATGCAGGAGGATTCAGACCAAAATTACGAGGTGTAAAAATGAACACAGTGGAGTTGTCAGAACGATTTGGGAAGATGTGGAAAGACGCGCGGACTGCTGCAGGATTCAGCCAGGTACAGGCCGCTAAGGCTATGGGAGTAAGCCGGGCGACGATTGAAAATTGGGAGAATGGCACGAGCTCGCCATCTCAAAAGGCGGGATTTATCTATTTTTACAAGCTTGGCGTTCAGCCGCTTCCGTACTATCTGCGCGTGCTGTATCCCGTGGAAATGGAAACCGTAGACACGCAGGAAGACGATGAAGAAGTTACGGAAGCGCTCCTGACCATGATGCGTGACCTTCCGATTTCGTACAAGAAAAAGCTCCTATATGTGTCCTACGGTGATCACGGGTCTTCTCCTGCTGCCGTTCTTGATATGGTCTGCGCCCACCTTCATACTCCGCTTCTGATGAGGATCGGCGTAGCGGCTCTGATTAAGTCTAACTTTGTCCTTGCGCTGTCGATCGGCCGGCTGATCGGAGGAAGCCAGGCGATGCCTGACGTGATGCTGCTGGAGCGAGCAATTACAAGGGCAAGAGAAGCAGTCAAGCAGAAGAGCGAGAGCTACACCGCACTTTAACGCGTTTTAGTCCAAGATTTAGTCAAAGATTTAGTCAAAGTTGAGTCAAAGTTGAGTCAAAGTTTGGTCAAAGTTGGGTCAAAGTTGGGTCAAAAGAAAGAACCGCTCTGTTATGCAGGGCGGCTCTTTCTTGCAACAATCAATATTCACTCTAGTAACACAGATATTATACCACACTTCGGTGTGGTTTTTTTGTGCGCAAATTTTACGGAGCGCCATCGTGGGCCTCTTCTTCCTGCGGTTTTATGCTATCGGCATGAGATGGACATATTACAACCCCAATCCAATAGCGGCCCGGACGGGCGATTGTACCGTCCGGGCGATATCCAAGCTTACGGGCCAGACGTGGGAGCAAACATACATTGATCTGTGTGCCTTTGGTCTTATGATGTGTGACCTTCCTGCAGCCAATTCCGTGTGGGGCGGTTATCTCCGGAGCAAAGGCTTTCACCGGTATCTGATCCCGGACACTTGCCCGGACTGCTACACAGTCAATGATTTCGCAGAGGATCACCCAAACGGGGATTATCTGCTTGCTCTAAATGGTCATGTCGTCGCTGTCATGGACGGTCACTATTTTGACTCGTGGGACAGCGGTGCAGAAGTGCCAATTTACTATTGGCAGAAGGAGGGATGATGTACCAACCATATTATCAACCGTTTCAACAGCAGCAAATGCCTGACTTCCTGCGGTCGCAGTATCAGCAGGCACCGCAGCAGCAAAGCACCGATGAAAGAATCTGGGTGTCGTCTCCTGCTGCAGCAGATGCTTATCTGATGGCTCCCAACAGCTTTGTGAGATTGTGGGACAGCTCGCGCCCTGTCTTTTACGAGAAGCGTTCTGATGCTTCCGGTCGTCCATACATGGAGGTTTACGAGTACAGCCGCAAAGATATGCAGGCGCAGGAGAAAGCACCCGCCACAGACTACACAGACCGCTTCAAGAGCATAGAGGAGCGTTTATCTGCTCTGGAAAGGAGCCGCAATGAATCTGATGAGAAACAACCCGATGCAGATGCTAAATGAATTTAACCGCTTCAAAAGCGAATTCAAGGGAGACCCGGAGGAAGCTGTAAAAAAGCTCGTTGCATCCGGGAAGATATCACAGAAGCAGCTCAATGACTTGCAGACAGCTGCGCAGACCTTCAAGGGTCTTTTCAATCTTTGAATCATCCGTGCGCACGGTGATCATACAATCAACCATTTTTAAGAAAAGGAGATAAAAATATGAGCTTATCTAGCGATATGAGCCCCGCCGATATCCGGGCTTGTACTGGTGGCAACAACGACACATTCGGAGGCTCTGGCCTTTGGATGATCGTGCTTTTCCTCATCTTCGGGATGTTCGGATGGGGAGGCTTTGGAGGCTTCGGAGGATGGGGCAACGGCTCCGGTGGTGTTTCCGAGAATTACGTTCTTGCTTCCGACTTTGCAACCCTGCAGAGGCAGATCGACAGCGGCATTTCGTCCCTTGAGCGCAAGGGCGACGCGATCCAGAACGGAATCTGCGATGGCTTCTATGCACAGAATTCTGCCCTTCTGACCGGCTTCGGCAACACGGACAAGGCAATCATGCAGGGCGGGTATGAGACGCGTAACGCGATCCAGCAGAACCAGATCACTGACATGCAGGGCTTCAATGCACTGCAGGCTCAGCTTGCACAGTGCTGCTGCGACAACAAGGCCGCAATTGCTGACGTGAAGTATGCTATGGCGATGGGGAACAACGCCATCCAGCAGGAGGTCGGCAACGGATTCTGCCAGCAGAACTATGCGAACGCGACCAACACGCGCGACATCATCGACGCGATGAACAGCGGTTTCCGCGCTCTCGATCAGAAGATGACCGCGCAGGAGCTTGCAGCGAAGGATGCACAGATTGCAGACAAGAATCAGCAGCTCTTCATGGCTCAGCTTGCGGCATCGCAGGCAGCGCAGAACGAAACGCTGAAAGGCTACATGAACGGGCAGTTTGCATACTACAACCCCCGCCCGGTTCCGTCCTTCACCGTGCCGAATCCTTATAACGGCTGCGGCGGCTGCTATGGTAACTGCTGAGAAAGGAGGCTGTAATGGCTGAATACATCAGTAACGCATCGCAGACCGTCGCGGCAGGCGCTCCGGTATTGTTTGCAAACTCGAATAATGTCGGATGCTCCTGCGGTATTCCACACAGAAGCGGCTCCGGTCTCTTTACCTTGAGAGGCGGGCACAAGTACCGCGTGAGGTTCGGGGCGAATGTGTCGGCTGCGGCGGCGACCACAGCAAGCACTCTTGCCATCGTCGTGAACGGGGAGGCGATACCAGGAACACAGATGATCACTACTTCCGTAGCGGCGGGTGATCTTGGCAACGTCTCTTCCGAAGTGATCCTTTGTGTGCCGAAATGCTGCTGCTATCAGCTCAGCATCCGGAACGAAGGCGCGCAGGCGGCGACAGTGCAGAACGCGAATTTGATTATTGACAAGGAGGCATGATGAAAGAATCTATGTACAGACTGAAATCCATGCTTTGCGACGAACTGGACGAAATTGCCGGGCGAGGCGAGCTGTCTTCCGGTGATCTGGAAACCGTCCACAAGCTGACCGACACCATAAAGAACATCGACAAAATCGAGGCTCTGGAAGGCGAAGGATACAGCGGAGGCGACCGGATGCCCTACGGCAGATACAGTGGCTCCCGTCACTATGTGCGAGGCCACTATACCAGAGGGCACTACAGCATGGCAGAAGGCAAGGCGAGGATTGCGGATCGCATCGAAGAGATGATGCAGGACGATGATCTGACGACTGCAGAGCGCTCCGCACTTGAGAGAGCGATGGACGCGCTCAGATAAGGCGGCAGCACATGGACATGAGAGAGATCAACCGCGAGATCGAGCGCCTTGAGTGCGGCAATACTACATACGGCGCTTGCGAGAAGCTGTCTATACTCTACTCGGTCAGAGATCACGCAGAGAGTGCAGCGCCTTCGGTCTACTCTTATGCGCCAGAGCCTCAGAGGCAGCCACAAACAGAGTTTGAAGAGGCGGCCTCTGCCGCTGACTGGGATCAGCTTATGGACGTGCTGAATGAACATTTTGACGTGATAAAAGCGCTGCACCCGAAAGAGTACAGCGCTGTCATTCGAAAGATCAAAAGCAAGGCATAATATAAGGGTCGGGAGTGATTCCCGGCCCTAATTTCTCGTACAACTTACGTGCCATTAACACAAGATAATGGCACGTAAGTTGTACGAGAAATTAGCTCTTGATTTTGGCTCCGGTCGTGGTAATATATCTTTCATGCGGCGCTAGTTCAGCGGTAGAATATGACCTTCCCAAGGTCGGGATGCGGGTTCAACCCCCGTGCGCCGCTCTATAAAATGATCTTAACCTTGTGATCCTGATAGACCAAAATTTCTTTGACCGTTCGTCTCCAAAAGAGGCGGCGGTTTTCTTTATTCAGTAAAAAATACGTTTCCTTCCACCCTGCAGGAAGGATGACCTTTCTTGCAGCTTCCGGAGCTTTCAGATCTCTTTCCTTGTCTCTGAGTGCGTCCCGTCTTTGCTGATACTCTTCTTTTGTAATCATATCGTCTTCGTAAAGCTCAGCAAGGCGCTTCTTCTTGTCTTCAATCTTCTTTTTTTCCTTATTATAGTCGGCAAGGGCCGTTGTGATTGAGGATTTTGACAGGTTATAATTGTACTCAGATACCGCAGATTCCAGTTCTTTCAGAAGCGCATCTTCCAGGAATTCCTCATTGATCCCGCACCCTTTGCAGATGGGATGGATGAAGTCATTAACATGTTTCGGGCACTGATAGATAATCTGTATGTAGTCACCACGCTTTCCCGAGTGCCTGCGGCGTGATGTGCTGGACATCCTTCGCCCGCAGTATCCGCAACGGCACATGCCCTGAAACGCAAAGGTAACGCCTGTCCTGATTGGCTTGCGGATGTTCTCGCTCATTCTCTGCATAATTGCATCGTGCTGCTCTTTGGTGATATACGCCGGCACTTTGCATCCGTATGCGTCCCCGTAGTAGGTAGGTCTTTTCAGCACGTCATTCGCCGTCCTCCGGTGGAATGTCACGCCTTTTTCCTTTGCGTTTTTCACACACTCATCAAGCGGCAAGTAATCCAGGTATCCTTCTAAGAGAGCGCGAACGCCGTCCTCTGTCTCCGGATCAATCGCAAGGGTCTTCCCTTCTCTTTTGTATCCGACCGGCACCGTTCCGACATACTCTCCGCGTGCCCGCTTGTAGTCCATGACGGATTTTATTCGCTCGGAAGTCCGATCCGCTTCCGACTGAGCGACCGAAAGCATGATATTGACTTTGAAAACGCCTGCAGAGGTTTCAGTTTCGTAATCCTCCCAGATTGCCCGCCACGGAACGCCAGCCATCTGCTCCACGCAAGCATAGTAGTCAGCGACCGACCGGAAGAAGCGGTCTAACTTCGTGAAAAGGCAGATATCGACACGCTTCTGTTGGCAGTCTTTCAGCATTTGCAAAAGTGCCGGCCGGTTCTTGTAGCTCTTCCGGGCACTGATTCCCGCGTCATTATAGATGCCAGCTATCTTATATCCGTTGTCCTCGCAGTATTTCTGCAGGGCAGAGATTTGGCTGTCTACTGACAGCCCGTGATCTCTCTGCTCTGCAGTACTTACGCGGACATATAAAGCTGCCCGCTTCATTCTCCCAACTCCTTGTTAATCTCTGCAAGTCTTGCAAGGAGTTTTTCACGCTCTTCGAGGAGCTTTGCACGCTGATCCTCTTTCTTCTCTTCTTCTACTGTCTCGGATACAATCTTGTAATCCGGGCAGGTCTCTCCGGCAAGCTCTTCTTTAAATTTTTCCAGTGCCTTCTCCGGTACGTGCAGTACATCGATCACACATCCTTCTGGGATGATCGTTTCCCAGTTGTTGCGGCTTCCGCCAGACTTCGGAGAACCTTCTACAAAAATGACGTCATCGCCGACAACCGCTCCGGAATCGCGTCCCCATGCTCTAGCAATGACCTTGTTGAAGGCTGATACAGGTGCACGGTCAGCCTTTGCGTAAAGGGATTCCAGACGCACCGTGTAAAGCTTTCCGGCATCCTCGATATCTGTATATCCGTATACATCCTTGATGATGGCGCGAACTGCATCCAGCATTTCCTCTGGAGCTGTCCAGCACTTCTTAGCTGCGTCCCATCTTGCGCCGCCGACCTTCGCCTTCAAAGCGTCGATGAAATCGCGGTTATAAGGCGTATAAATTTCAACCTTGCCACCTACGTTTTCAACTCTGATTCCTTCCATTTTAATTTCCTCCTTGTAAGTGAGCTTCCTGCTCTCTTTTGATGCTCTTATCTTACTATACATTTATTTATTTGTAAATAGTAATCATCAAATAAATAATAAAATATGTAAAAAAAGAGAACCGGAAGAACCGGCTCTCTTTCATGCCCCGCTTACGCAGGGAGGTTTTGTTTTCCTTCATGGCTACAAGGATCACCCCCGCTTACGCAGGGAAATTTTGTTTTCCCTTATGGCTATAAGGATCACCCCCGCTGATGCGGGGAAGTTGTTTATATTTTGCTTCAAATACAGTCAGTTGTCAATTCCCATGATGAGTTTTGACACAAGTTCTGACTTCGACAAGCCCGCCTTTGCTGCTTCCCGAAGGAGTTTTTCGCACACACTCGACGGAAGGGAAAATGTCACCGTCTGGCGCTCGTTGTCCTCATCAATTTCCCCGAAGATTTCATCGTACTCTTCCCCGGAAAGATAATCCTCGGCCCACTTCTGAGCCTGCTGGTACGTTATTGGGACGATGCGTTCCCCACCGCTCCACTGATTGTTTCCATCATAGGTGTTGTATTTGCTCATCGGGCCGCCTTCTCCGTAGATGAAGAATTCGCCGTTTCTCTTTCTATACAACTCTTCCGACCAGTGTCGGAAATCGCGCGGGCCACCGCCTTCTGAGTATACGGCTATTCTCTCTGCCGTGTCCGTATTGTACCGCTTCCCGTCAATTACCTTATACATTTTACACCTCCTCAAACTTTCCCGTTTCCATATAATAACGGCGAACGCCGTCTGCTCCATTGAAGAACCCTCCGACCTGCCCGGAAAGCTCATCTTCTCCGTACTGTGTAACGCGCTCAACGGATACAGGGTGGAAGAACCCTTCTACTTCAAAGAGTCCGTCCTCCGTAATATCGCAAAGGTTTTTTACCTTTCCCGTTAATCCAAAATTCTGATTCCCGATTTTTGCTACCTTCATTTTTTCCTCCTTGTAAGTGATCTTTTCGATCTCTTTTGATGCTCTTATCATACTATACGTTTATTTATTTGTAAATAACTAGTATCAATTATTTACATAAAAAAGAGAGGCCCATTATAGGCCTCTCTTGTCTGCATCCCCACCAATGCAGTTGTGCAGCGGTTTCCCTCGCTCACTGCCCCGCCGGATACCGGTTACTCCCGCTCTGCTTTGCTTCTGATTTCTTTCGCGTATGCCGTGACCCACGGGATGCCTAAGAGTTTGTCCGTGGCAGAATACCACCACGACTGCAGGCACCTTGTGGATACATCCATTTTCTCCGCAGCACTCTCCTGCGTGTGGCACTCATCAAGCATAAGCCGCACAACTTCCTTCTCGTTGGCGTTCAGCCTCGCCCGAATAATCGCAAAGTCTATGATCTGGCAGTCACCGCAGCGCCAGAAATCGCGGATCAGTGACCTATCCATACAATGCTCCTATAAGCCCGATAAAACTGGCCATGATTCCTGCGATGCAGATCAGATAGCACAATTTATAGTGCCACCCGTTGAGCCTGTCGTTCTCTTTCTGCAGGCGTTCTACTTCCATCTCTGCATTGATTGCCGTCTCGATAGCGTCCGCAAGGAGCATGTCTTGGGCGGTTATCTTTCTATCATCTTCCCGCATTTTCTGCAAAAATACATCCTCCGTCTGCGTGTCCCATCGTCATACAGCGTCACACAAAAGTCATGCCTGCAAAGTGCCCGCATAATCTTTCTGATCATCTCACGTACTCTTTCCCACCATGCTGTGCACAAATCCATCCGGACGGAATCTGCGCCCAGATATCTCCGCCGACTTCCTGCGTCTTGCTGATCGTGACGCGGGTTCCTGCTCTCAGGACAGCCTTTCCGTTTGTCGAGTATCCGTTTTTCTGCCCGTTTGGCGTGAGCTGGCTGTACTTCTTGATGCTCCCTGCTGCAGCTTCCCGCACAAAGAGATTGACGGTTGTCGTATAAGTGCAGCCTGCACGGTACCTTCCTTCTGTCTTTGGTTCCTTCTTCTCTGCCTTTGGCTTTTCTACAGCCTGCGCGGTGCGATCAAAGAGAGCCTTTTCTGCGTTTCTTCTTCTGGTAAGGCCCGGCAGGACCTTCCCGCCCGCCTTGTTATATGCAGGTATCTTTGCGGAAATCTGCTCGATGCTGCGCGTTCCGTTCGCCGTGAGCTGATTGATCGACCCCAGATTAAAGGCAAAAGACACAAGCGCATCAAACTGCTGCTGCGTCCAGTGATACTTACCATTAAAGGAGTTGACGTTTGCCTGCGCCTTCTCCGTGTCCTTGCGCAGATACTCATCAGCTTCAGCCTGCGTGATCTTCGTGCCTACGCGCATGGAATTTACGTCTGCTCCGGTGTGCCCGTACCCCACCGTTTTTATTCCTACCGGATCTCTGTACACCTTGAGCTGGCAGCCCTCAAATTCTTTGATGAGATTAAGGCCCTCAGAGGATACAACCATCACTTATCCTCCTTGATCCTGGTAGCGTCCACATACGCCTCAAGTGCTGCATACATCGCAGCAGATACCACGGTCGCTACAACGCCGATTGTGGCCACCACGTCGCTGCCGGTCTGTATGCCTGCGATACTTGCCCCGATTGATCCAAGCATAGCCGCAACGGCTACCCAAAATTTCCTGCTTGTCAGCTTTCTGATAATGTCATCCTTGCTCATTTCCTTCATCCTCCTTATTGATATCCAGTGTGTCAAAAGTGTCTTCCGTCTTCCGTCCTGTAATCTTGATAAATGCACACGCGCCGACCTCTGTGCCGAAAAATGCGTATAAGCACGTTGTTACCGTGTCGTGTGTGATTCCGGTTACTGTTGATAAGATCAGTTCTGCGACCGTGTACAGGAGCACGACCGTAAAAGAAAATACCAGGTATTTTGTGAGTGCCTTATTCTTCATGTCCGAGCCTCTTGTTGATATCGTCGATCCGATTAAATGCCGTCTTAAGGTCGCGCTTTACAACCGCAATTTCCTGCTGCGCATCATTGACCTGCTTCTGCATCGCCTTTACATCAGTCTTTATGTCGGTGAGCGTACCGCACACGCTATCGAGCTTGAGGTTTGCTTTTAGGCAGGATGTGCGGATTTCCTCCATCTTTGCATCTTCCCCTTGTGTGTTCTTCTTCTGGCCATTAAAAAAGTTGGCAAGCGATATAATGCAGCCAATCATCGCCACCACAAAGGCAATGCTTACGGTCTGATCAGTTCCCATTTCTCTCTCCTTGAATTTGATATAAGTAATTTTCTGCCTTTTCTGCGCCACCGCTCGCCATCTTTGCTATACTTTTCTCGTAGCGCTAAAAACACACTAGGAGGGCACCATGGAAAAAGGTAGTCAAAAAGGAAATGCCAAGAAAGGTGACAAATTAATTTCTGCCGTAGTTGTCTTGATTCTGATGCTTGCCATATCCAACATCGGCAGGTCTAAAGATGACAATTCACCAGAAAAAGCACAAACTGTCGCTGTGGAAACCGTAGAAACGCAGGAAGACGAACATACAGAAGACATTGCTTCTACAGAGGATGCTGTGACAACCGAGGAAGACGAAAAGCAAGCATTAAAAGATGATATGATTCAAAAATATCACCTCGTAGTTCTCGCAGGGCCGCACGATGATAAGACCGGAAAACTGCATGTAGCAGGATATACGGCTGTAGTTCATCCGCAAGACATTGCGGAAGAGTATTACAAGGCGTTTTTCGAAGACGATTCCGAAATTCATTGCTTATGGAGCAATGCTTATAACACAATTTCCAAAATATCTTTAATTGATAGTAACACTTTGGACGTTACCGTCCATGAGTACCGGGACAAAGAAGAGCACTATGCAGATCAGATTTTGGGCGGACAAGTATACGAGCAGTACCTGGTACACCTTGACACCGGAGAAGTCGAAAAAGTAGATTTGAGCGAGTAAAGTTTTTAGGCATAATAAATCCCAGGCTATTGCCTGGGATGATTACTACTTAATTATTTCTGCTCTATGGTCTCCCCACATCTTTCATTGTTTACTAAGCTATTTTGTTTGAAACTCCCATATCCCGCCTCCGCCATGGCCCATACCAATTTCGGTTCTCCCAATCTTTGTGGAAGTAGCTTTAACTATGGCAAGACAGTAGTATCCTCTTACGTCTCCATCTCCAGTAATTCCAAAATCACTCCATATCACATCGCCACCATATATATTAACTTTACTTTCGTAGCCGTGATTATCTCCTCTCAAAATAAGATAAAGATTTCCCACGACAGCATTGTTATACGAAGCTCCTCCAGTTACTTTAACGAGATTGCTAAATAAGTCTTCGGGTTTGACTTTACTCCCCCCCCACGACACGGATAAAATGGCATAATGTCCTCCTTACTTATATACGATGGCCGTAACGGTTATCGTCCCGGAAACCATGGTACCGTAAGCCGTCCACCCAACATGCACCACATTCCCATCTATTTTCGCCGGAAATCTTGACGTCCCATATTTAGGTTTTAAACTATTGAAATCTGTACTGGTTATGTTTGCAATACCAATAACTTCCCCGCTGAACTTAAGTGCGGTATCAAAGCTGCCATAGTAGCCCATGTCACCATTTTGTGTCCACGAGTATGATCTTTCCTCAAATACTATTTTCTTACCCCCACGGCACGGATAGAAACTCATTATGCCAGCTCCTCTCCGAACAGAAGAAGATACTGCTCTCTCACATCTGCCCTGTACTGCTCATCTACGTCCTCGATGGTCTTAGACCCACGATAGATGCATCTTGCTAAAATTCTTGCTTTTGCTTTTGTCATGATTTTACTCCTTTAAATGATTTCTGACATTTCCATTGATCCATACAAAACTCCTGCTGAAAGTTTTACGCTGATCGATGAATCTGTTGCCTGAACAAACGCTGCGTATATATGTACTGTGCTTGACGGCGACATTGTAGTAATTTCATCCCAAATGATCTTTGCTCCAGAAACGGAATATTGCCTTTTTTGATTATCACTTGTAGCTCCGGTAATCATAATTGCATAGTATTTCCCAACAGCAGATTCTTTAAACGTAAAAGATCTAATGCTGCTCGTTCCGGAACTTCCACTACTATAGACCTTCTTTGAAGATGTTATCTTTCTACCCCCCCACCACGACACGGATAAAATGGCATATTGATACCCTCCTTATGCGATCAGATCAGCCATAGCGTCCTCAAGGTCTGTGATGCGCTGATCCCTGATCTCGTCTGCTGTGTAAGCTCTGGTGGTGAAGCGAGCCACGATAGCACCGTCAGCAGCAAGCTCTACCTGTGCACCCGTGTACACGGTCTCAGAGATAGGCTCACCAGCAAAGGTGCCGCCGATGAGGTTGTCTGCCTTCTCAAACTCGTCCTTAATCGCATCAAGAGCTGCGAATGTGGTTGCATCAAAAACCAGAGTATTGATGGTGCTTGTGTCTCTGAAATCAAATGTTTTTCCGTTCTTGAACTTGAGTGTCTTCATGCTTTATCTCCTTTAGTTTCTTACTGTGATGCACGCATCGAATGCGCTTTCCTGCGCATCAAATGTCACTGTGCAAGTTCCTGCTGTTGCTACTACGTTTGTCGGTGAAATTCCGTAAAGCGTTGCATACGGCGTTATCAAAGAGTTTTCTGTAATGCTTGCATCATTGAAAGTCAGCGTCCCTCCCGCCGCGGTGAGCGACTGCGCAGGCAAACGCTTTTCCGTTTTTGCGTCCACACTCTTTAATGCATCCGCGCTTGGCAGCTTTCTCACGAGACTCGCTGCGCTTTTGATCTGTTCTAGTGGGAGAACATTTTTAAAGACAGAGTCCAAAACATTGCCGATTTGTGTGCTTTCCTCGTTTAGTTCTGCACGCAGATCTCCGGTTGCCTCGTCAAAAGTGACGGATGCACCCTTAATTGTTCCGTCTTCTGCTACCGAAATCGTGCTTCCGTCTGGCTTTACAATTCCAGCTTTCGCAGTAGTCGCAATGCTGACTGCGCCCATCGTCTCGGCCTTCTCTGCCGCCTTCTCTGCCCTTGCAGCAGCCGCTACTGCATTGTCTTCGTTTTCCTTAGCAGCCGCTGCGGATTTTCCCGCATTCGTTTCCGAAGTTTTTGCCGCAGATGCGTATTCTGCCGCCGCAGTTGCGGATTTTCCTGCATTCGTTTCCGAAGTTTTTGCCGCAGATGCGTATTCTGCCGCCGCAGTTGCGGATTTTCCTGCATTCGTTTCCGAAGTTTTTGCCGCAGATGCGTATGCTGCCGCCGCTTTCATATTTTCAGCAATATTCGCCGTCTGCTCTTCGATATTTCTTAAAAGTTCAAGATCGGACTCAGACACCCTTGCATATGTGTCAATTCCTGCTGCGTCTACAGCAAATACGATTTTTGCTGAAGAGACACGCTTCCCGCTCTCGTTAAGGATTGACACCTTCGATCTGACATCTCCTGCTGCCTGCGTAATAGATGCAGGCAGGTTAAAGGATATTGTGCCATCCTCGCCGTAAGTGACGGCTATTGCTACGACCGTGCTGTCTGGCTTTGTCGCCTCAAGTACAGCCGTAGAATCTGGCTGTCTCTCATACTTTGCTGACCCGTAGTACGGCGTGAGTACATAAGACCGATCTGCGTCATACTGAGAGACATGCAGTACGAGCGGCACACCTCCCGGCACCATTTGCAAGATGTGATTTTCTGTCATGTTATTTCCTTTCCATCTCAAGCTCTTCGATTCTGCGGTCGAGGGCCTTGATTGCCCCTACAAGATCAGCAATTATTTCCGTGTAGTTGACATATTGCCCGTCTTTGAGGCCGTTTCCTGCGTCTGCCTTGCTCCAAATTCCCCAACTACTGCCATCCGTGGCCGCCTTTACTTCCTGCGCTATAAATCCGTGATGGACAGTCTCCGGATGCTTCTTAAAGCGATATCTGACGGGATTAAGACAAAGCACAGTAGCAAGTGCCTCCATGTCTGATATATCGTGTATATCTTCCTTTAGGCGTATATCTGACTGATTAAAATTTCCCTCCCCCGTGGCATAGATACTTCCATCAATCGAAAGATTGCCTTCTTGCGTGCTGTAGAGGCTTGCGCCAAGCTCGCCGCCGTCAGTAACTATTTGCAACTTCCCCTGTACTTCGGTCATGCCTTGACCGCCACGGTTTACCCAGAAATGTGGCGCCCAAATTTCACCTGCTCGTGATGCAAGGTCAAGCCACTGCGTATATATGCCGTTTCCGTCTATGTGAGTCGTCTTATTTCCTGTGATGTCGATCACACCGGAGTAAGTACCGTCTTTCATGACGAGCTTTCCTGTCGCCATGTCTAAGAAGAAATTTCCAATTTCATCCTCTAGCTCACCGGATTTAATCAGATTTGCGTTGATGCTTCCCGCTCCGATATAGTCAGCGTTAAATTTGCTGTCAATCGTCCAAGCGGAGTTGAAAGGCCCGTTGTATCCGTTCTGAGAAAAGCCGATCCCGTTTTTGTTCATCCGGATCACATTCTTGGCGGTCAGCTTGTCGGGCTGATCCATGATCAAAATTTCATCAGGATACCCTGTTTCTTCATCTCTTCGGATTACGACATATCCGCCCTTCCCTCCGGTGATGAGGTCTGTCTGCTTTTTCAGCTCTGACCGAAGTTTTGAGCTGAAAACCTTGTTTGTCTCGTCTATGTCCTGCGACATTGCTGCAGTCGTAGATACAAGGCTTGTCCGCGCGTCTCCGACTTCCAAGGATGTGTATTTCTCTCCCAGCACGTCATACACTGTTTTTATCACTTTCGCGGACGCATTCACGCCAAGCTTCCGGAAGCGCACCCGAATTGTGTCGCAAAGGTTGATGTGCTGCAGCGGGAGGATGTGCTTATACTCTTCTGTGTCTGCCAGATTGACGAAAGAAACCTTGATAGATACTTTGGGGATTCCCACGCCATTCGCAGAAATATATTTTTCTGCGTCTTTTGTGAGGTCTGTAACGGTGGGGGCTTTCTCGTAATCCGAAGATTTATCCACCACAAGAGTGCGCACATATGGGAAGGATTCGTGATTGCTTGTATATACAATGTTACCGGTCACAGTCTCGTCGATTGTCTCGTCGCTGCTTGTCCAAGTGCAGATCACAGCTGTATAAGTGCTTTCGATGTTCTCTTCCTGCTGCAGATCGGTCAGATTTTTGCCGTACTCAAGAGAGATCGGAAGCGTTGAGCCTCTTGTGTCGCACAGCTTCACGTTCCACTTATCCCACTTGTACTCCCCGCCGAAGCAGTCGAGTATGCTGCCGGTCTGACCGCCTAAAAGAGATCTGATAGACTGCACCTTCGGATTGACATAAGACCCAGATTTGACTACATCCGTCTCAAAGGTAAAAGGGCAGTCCGTAACCGCGTTGTCTTTAATGGACTTTAGCGCATCTGCTGCGTTGTCTGATTTTGTGGAGGGAAGCGTTACCGTGTACGAGAGTCGGTATGAGATATGCTGAGCGTATATCGTCACCTTTCCATTCAGCGGCCTTGTGATGCGGTATATCTCAAACGGCTGCGGGTCTTCCCCGTCAGCCGGGACGGCGGTTATGATGCGGCTATACGCAATATCGCTGTAGTGTATCCCGTCGATTGGATACTGCATTTCAAGTTCAAAAGAGCCGTTTCTTTCTTCTGTCACCTTGCAGGAAATCGCATCCGTAAGGCACCCAAGTCCCTGCGTCTTAAATTCTTTTTCATTTTCGCTGTACAGAACAGGAATCATAGCGTCACCCACCTCGGAACGATTTCAATTTTGGTCACTGTATAAGGAATCGTGATTTCATTTACTCCCGGCAGAAGCTCGGGCCACTCTGTGACCTCGATAAAAGAGTTGCGGTTGTTCTTTCCGTTGTATGCGTCTTTCAGCTCGCAATCTATGTCGATATAGTCCGCAGAATCCGAGTGGACTTTGATCGTCCCGGAGCCAACAGAAAATGTTCCCCAGCCGTACACCCTTAGAAGTGGCTTAGCTGCTGCAAAATAAGGATTTAAGATACTGCCAGAAGAAATATATGTCTGAGGCTCTTCCCCGTCTCTTACGTACAGCATAGGCTTGCAATCAAAGGAGATTGTGAAGGAACCGCCGCGAGCAAACGCGCGGAGCTTCGGCGCTCCGATTTCTTTCACTGCAACCATCCGGTAAACGTCCGGGTCTTTGAATCCTTCCAGCTTGTGATACTCTGCGTCCTGCGTCAGAAATGCAGCAAGCGGACCGTAGTATCTGCGAATGTCATCAAAGATAATAGCCGTTACCTTTACGGGCAGATTTTCGTAGCGATCCGAAGCGATATGCAGATCCCCGTTTCGTCCTGGTATTGATGTCGATGTGTAAGAACGGGACGGGGCAGCTATGAAAGCCGCCTCGTTCATAAATTCCACATGATAATCAGTCAAATTAACGCCGTTATAGATCATGCAAACACCGCCCTCCTGCGATTCACAGCGCTTCCGAGCACATCGCTCACGCGCTCCGCAAGGTCTGTCAAGCTGTCGTTTTCTCTTGCGTATACATTTATGCTGATAGGGCCATAACTGCCAAGCATGGAGCCGGTAGAGCCCCCTGTGCTTGTCTGCATGGACACCGTAGCCGCATCAGAGACGTTCTGCGCCATGCTCTCCATTGAGTGCACTGCAGAATCGGAGTAGTCATCAATGCCTGCTGCCATACCAAGAGAAATGTACTTTCCTACTTGGTCGCGCATCAGAGTAGAGGGCGAGTGAATCCCAAGGAAGTCTTTTGCAGCATTAAGCGCTGCAACTGCTGCATCCTTAGCTGCGTCCACCACCCAAGAGATAGCAGAGCGGATTCCGTTTGCAATTCCGCGAACCACGTTCATTCCGATCTCGCCCCAATTAATGCTCTGGAACTTACTAATGATTCCCCGAACGCCCTGATCTGCAAGTGCTTGCAACTTAGAAGGCATTTGCTTTATTGCGTTGATGATTCCGTTTTTGATATTATTCGCTGCGCTCTTTATCGAAGGCAAAAGTGCCGCAATGCCGTTCTTGAACGCTGTCATTATTTTCATTCCGAGACTGATCCACTGCACAGCAGAAATCGTATCCCAAATGCAAGTAATGATTTTCGGAAGCTCCTGAATAATTACCGGAATTGCTTGTATGAGGCCCGCCACAAGCATGACGATAAGCTGCAAACCGGTTACAAGCATCTTCGGAGCGTTATCGTTGATGATGTTGACAATATTGTCGATTATTGTAGGAACCGTTTCGATAATCGTAGGCAGCGCGTTGATAATCCCCTGCGCAAGCTGCACAATCATTTCCAATCCTGCACTTATGAGCTCACCGGCATTCGCACGAAGGTTTGCCGAAAACTCCATGATCATAGGGAGCGCCTTATTGATCAGTTCCGTGACGTTTCCGGAAAGACCTTGCGACAGATTACGGATCATATCAGCGCCAGCCTCTAAGAGCTTCGGTGCGTATGTGATAAATGCCGTAAAGAGCTGAGCAGCTATCTGCGCTGCCCCAGACACAAGGGACGGGACGGCTTGCATCAGTCCTTGCCCTACAGCGCCGAGAATCTGGATTCCTGCATTGATAAAGGTCGGGAGCTTTGACACAACCATCTGTATCCCCTGCGGTAAGATGTTCGCAATCTCTTTAATTGCCGCAGTAGGGCCGCCCGCCTTCATCGCCAAAGTGATGTTGCTCAAGCCATTGGAAGCGAACTGCACAAACTCCCGCAGCGTCCCTGTAGTAAGGTCGGAAACAGATATTTGCAATCCTTCAAATGCGGATTGCATGTATGTGATATCACCACTGAGGTTGTCAAGCTGCGTCTCTGCCATTGCCTGCGCAGACCCTGTAGCGCCATCAAAAGCAGCCTGCAGTTTTCCGAGATTGCCGCCAAGTGCCTTTGTTACGTCGGATACTTCCACTCCCGCATCTGTATCCTCAAAGAGACCGGCAGCGAATTCCTCCACATCTCCATTGCAGTTATCCAGTGCGTGGGAGAAGTCTTCACTTGTCACTCCGAGCTTTTCTAGGTTTTGCTTCATTTCGTCAAGCGAAATGTTTAGCTTTCCTTTTAACTGAGACTCAAGGGAGTCCGAAGAATACCAAGCCCCAGCAATTGCGTCCGCGAGTTCGCTCCAGCGGTCAACAGAGGTATCAAGAAGGGAATTGACTGCTGCCAAGTCCGTTTTATTGAACATCTTGGTGATTAAATCGTCCCGCTGCTGTGCGGTCATACCCTTCATTGCTTCGCTCAGATCAGAAAAGACAAATTGTAAGTCTCTGAGATTCCCGTCCGCGTCATAAGCCGATACGCCAAGCTGTTTCCATGCTGCCGCTGCATCATCGGTCGGCGGATTACATGCGAGCAAAATATTCCGGAGGTGTGTTCCTGCTTCGGATGCTTTGATGCCGTTATCAGCAAGGATGCCGAGGACCTGAGATGCTTCCTGCGTGGTATCATACAGTCCGCTACCCATAGATTTCGCGTTTGCACCAACCGTCAAAAAAGCATCGCCAAGCTGCTGAACGGAAGTGTTAGACTTTGATGCAGTTTTTGCCATGCGGTCAACCATGACATTTGTGTCGTCAATGGATAGACCGAGTGCCGTCTGTGCATCCGTCACCATGTCAGAGGCCGTAGCAAGATCCATTGCGCCCGCAGCCGCCAAATTCATGACGTTCGGAAGCATCTGCATAGCTGTCTTCGTGTCATATCCTGCAAGCGCCATATAGTTAAGCGCATCAGCGGACTGCTTGGCGGTGTACTGAGTTGTTGCTCCCATGTGCTCCGCAAACTCGGTCAGATTCCCCGTGAAGGTCTCGCCGTTTACTGTGACCGTTTCCATGTCGCTGTTCATCTGGTCTACGGTCATCCCCATTGTTGCGGCGACCTGAGACATGGCAGTGTCGAAATCCATCCCGGTTTTAATGGATGCTGCAGTAAACCCGGCTACTGCAGTAGCCGCGCCTGCTACTGCCTTTGTAGCAAAGGAGCCAAGTGTAGACAGACCGGACTTGATTTTTCCGAGCCCGGAATCCAATCCCTTATCGAGTCCGCTTGTATCAGCGGATATTTTTACCAACAGCTCTAAAAGTGTCATACAAGCGTAATTCCTGTTTTTCTGATAACGTCTGCCGCAATTTCATCTCCGGTTCTGCGGTCAACCTTGTGTGGCTTGATAAGGTCACAGTACCGGGCTCCGAAGGTCTTGCCCTGCCCTTGCAAGTAGATTCCATCTGTCACATATACGCGATACGCCGCCTCGCGCTGATGCTCGGCGTACTTGGCGGCGTAATAACGTATAAAATTCCTTATGCTTCCTCGGTTTCCTCGGTATTCTCCGTAGCACGCCCAGAAGATTTCTTCTGCTTCCTCTCCGGAGAAACTCCAAAAAAACTCTGGATATCCTTGTTGTTCAGAAGGCCGAGAAGCCGGCCGATGATCGTGAACACATTGCCCTTGTAATCTTCCGGTTCCACCCCGTCGATGATCGCGAGAATCTGAATTGCAGAATCCTTGTGCCTGCGGAGGATCGCCTGCACGATCTTAAAAACGGGTGTTCCTTTTTTACGCGTCAGTTTAAGGATTTCCTCATCCTGTGATATCTCTGTGAGTGGATCGATAAGATCAGCGATCAGATCGATTGCGTCGGCCCCTCTAGCTTCCTCAAGTCTTCCCATGTGTTACCCTCCTTTTTATGCCTCAGCAGTACCGGCTTTGATGTATACATCGAAAGGCACCTTATCCTGCTCGCTGAGCGAGTAATGACCGGTGAACTCAAAGTCAAATTTTCCCTTATTTCTGTCATCAGTTTTCAGCTTAAAGCCGCCAGTGGACAGGCCGTTCAGCATGTGGATAGCGCAGTAACCGCCGTTCTTTTCTCCGTTTTCGTCGGAGTAGTCGCCAACCCACCAAATATCCTCGAAATCGCTCTGGGCGATATCGTTGCGAGGCACGATGTGTGTTGTGTCCTCTGCGTCTACATCTGCTGCAGCGATCAGCTTCTTGCCAAGGTCTGCCGTCACCGTAATAAAGGTTCCGGACATCTTTACCTCCCAAGAATCGAGCTTCTTGAGCTCCTTTGTGTTCTTCGGGCAGTTGTCGATGTCCTCTCCGTAGTCTGTAAAAGACGGTGTTGCCTCAAACTCCACGCCGCCAGAAGTAGCGCCGAGAATGTCGGTGATCTCCCCACCCGCAGGCGTGAAGCTCTTTGCAAGAACACCCGCATTAAGCTGGATATTCTTGAATGTTTCCTCTGGGATTTTTGTAAATTTCATATGCTCTTCTCCCTTGCTCACGCCGTCAGATATTCAAGCGTGAGGTTCATATATCTGTGCTTTATCTCTTGTCTGTCTGCATCCGTCTGCGATGTGCAGAACGGGCTCCCGCGCTTGATCCAAATGGCACCATCATCACAATGAATGACTGTGCCGCCTCTTCCGATTGCCTGCCCGATCTCTTCGACCTTCTCGTTTGGGACTGCCTCGGAAGTCGTGTGGTAGTAAAGGTGCACCGCGATTGGGATTTCTCCGTCCCCCAGGTATCCAGTCGATACCTCGTATGTAAGCCACGGGAAAACGGTTTCGTCTGGGACTGCATTACTTGGATATGCGGAAATGCCGAAAGCCGAAAAGAATTTTTGTAGTGCTGCAGCTTTGGTCATGACGGAAGGCTCCATTTCTCGGCTGTAACCTGTCGTATATCGAGCGAAGATACCGCAGGGCTTTTGATGTCCTCCGGATCACTCGTAACGCGGAAAATTTTCCCGTCGCTATTACGTCTAATCACTGTGTGATACTCAAGAAGCACAGCGCGGGGCGTTGTGACGGTATAGACGCTTGTCACGCCCTGCTTTTCTGCAATCTGTGCTTCCATCGAAGAGTTATGGACGATAGCAGCATCAATGGTTGCCCCGTCCTGCCACACTACGTTATAGCCGCCCTCACCGTCTGGCTCTGTCTTCCGGTCTATGATTGTGCACTTCTCCATCATGGAATCTAAAAGGCTCATATTTTCCTCCATGTAGCCAATCGGGAGCCGAAGGCATTCTTCCAGCTCGCCGCATTTCCGTTCTTGTCGGTCGCTCTTGTGTAAGAGTAGCCGCCGAAGGATTCGCTTTGATACGGGCCCTGCGCTCCATTCTTGAGCTGATACGCCTTGATTTCTGCGACAAGATCGAGAAACGCAAGAGGTGGATGCAGCTCGGTGATTGTCCCTGTAAAGGTTTCGTCTCTCATATCCAGCGCCGGGTACTGATAAACTCCATCGTTTCGCGATGATCCTTCTACGAGGAAATAATCACCGGGTGATAAAAACGGGAGGTCTATCGTGCCTCCCGTAATCTCATACGTCCCATCGTGGTATCCGTTGGGAGCCGGAAAAAAATTCCGGATGTACCGCATGATTTCGTACAGCATTTAAGACCTCCCTGTTACTTATCCCTTTACTTCTGCGTCACTGGTCTGCTCTGCTTCACCGGCCTGTGCTGCGACCTCCGGATTCTTGTCCGTCTCGCCTACGGTGACGACTGCGATTCCGTCCAGATACTCAGCCCACAGCTTCATTCCCATGATCGCGAAAGAGTTGCCCGTAGCTCTGGTGTAGTCGCCTTCTACGTGGAAGCCGATGAGGTTGGTTTCCCCATCTACGGTGTACTGCAGTCCCATCTTTGCGAAGTCGCTGTCGGAAGGGTCTACATAGTACAGATCGATATTCTCAACCGGCAGAGCAATGACGGTCTTCTCCGGGATGTACTCGGCAGGAAGCAGGAAGAGCGTCTTGTACCCGAGGAAATCCTTGATATACTGCAGGCCGAAAGCGGTCTGTACGGTGATATCTGCAGCGCCAATATAGGAATACAGGTCCATGATGTTGGCGAAGCCTACTACCTCAGTAACAGTGAGGTTCATCGCTGCAAACCTGTTGACCACAGCGCCCTTTGCGATTGCAAGAGCCTTCTGCCAAGTGGTCTGTGAGCCCTTCAGCGTTCCGGTCTTGAGGAAGGTGTAGAAGTCGTTAAGAGTCTTGTTCTGCAGCTCAACGAGGAACTGGTCGTCGGTCTTCTCTACAGCAATCTCTGCGCCGTACTTCTGCACTGCCTCGATGGATACGGACTTTGCATACTTGGCGACTTCAATATCACCATAGCTCGCTTCCTTCACCTTGAACTTGGTGAAAGGAATCACGTCGCCCTCTGCTACAGTGGTGCCGCCCTGCAGATCGCCATCCATCTCTGCCTCATAAGAAACGAGCTTCGTTCCGGGTGTCTTTCGGATCGGTTTCATGATGCCGATAATCGTTCTGAGTGCGTTCCAGTTCTTACTGAATCTGGTGACGAAATCGACCTCGCGGGTTGTGACAGTGATCTGGGCCTGTGTAGTCAAATTGTCTAATGCGGGCATTTACTTACTCCTTTTCTTTAAAATCCGAAGAGCTCGTGATTTTCAGCAATCGCTTTCTGGCGGTCTGCCGTATCTTTGATCTTCATGATCTCTTCTTTGGTCATCTTTCCTCCGGAGTTGCCGGGCGGTGTCTGGGTTCTTGCTCCCTTTGTGCCTGACATTCCGATGTAGTCAGCAAAGCGTTCCTTGACGGTCTTTGTAACTGCATCCTTGTCTTTGACGTCCCCGTCTTCGATCTGGATGCTGTCTACAATGTCGTCAGATGCCGCAATAATCAGCTTGGCGATACTGTCGCTGATTCCTGCTTCTTTCAGAATCGGCTTGTATGCCTCGAGCTTTGCGGCCTTGTCCTTCGCCTTGGTCTGCTCTGCCTTATAGGACTCGAACGCGGTATGCTCGGCCTTATACTTATCCTCCCAGCCCTTGCTCTTGTCCTGCTGTGCTTCGAGCTCACTCAATCTCTGCTGAGTGTCTTTCAGCTTCTCCGAGTCGGCTTTAAGCGTTGCAATTTCATCCTTTAAGCCGTCCACGGTCTCGATATGCATTGCCATCAGTTTCGCGACCTTTTCTTCGATCGATGTATCCGTATCCTCAAAGAGTGCACGGACATCCTTGCGTTTCAGTGCCATTCCTTCGGCTCCTCCTTTAAGCTGTTCTTCGCCTTTAGCCGGTGCATTCCTTCGCGCCTGCTACTGTTAATTTTCCGTGTTTTTTAGGCCACGGCTCGCCAACTTTGCACAACAAAAAAGCCCTGGCATTTCTGCCGGGGCTAGTAGTTATCTTTATATTCTATTTTTCAAGAGTGCTTTTGATTATTTCCCTGTATTCGTCGAGGTGATCGGCTGCAGCAGGCTTGAGATATGGCTGCGGTTTCTGGCCTTCGGTTGTATGCCAGTTTCCATCATCATCTTGATATCTCCATTTTGTGCGTCTTCCACCTTTATAATATTTTCCGGTGCCAAGCTCTACATACGGAGCATACTCGAGGTTAGAGCCTATATATACGGCCTTTTCGCTTTCTGCAAGATTATGCGTAATGCTATTTCTAAGTGCCCCAGTCTTTGCAGGGCACAAGTCCTTTGCATACCCTTCGCAGACCATCCCACACTTTTCCAGCGCAAGAAGTAGCTGCGTCTTTATCAGCCCTTTTACCTTTTGGCGATTGTCTAGCTTGATCTCGATCTTTACATTATCAGACATTGACAGCCTTTCTAAGGTCACTAATCATAACATCGTAGAGCTGATATATTCCGTTTGTTTCTTGCGAATCTTCGACAACGCCCTTTGTCCCGTCTGCATAAATGTCTACTAGAGTGCCAATTTTACCATCTGGCATGGTGACCATATCGTATTCTTTTATGCTCATTTTTTCTTTACCTCGGCCCTATATGCCGTAATAATTCGGTATCTGTCTGTTTCTGCGTCTTTTCTCCAAGATGTCCTAAATGTTCTTGCTTTTGTTATTCCAAGCTGCATGTATATATTTATTTCATCTGCGCCATCTTCCGTTGTTCTTTTTTCAACGCCCTTGGATATGTTAAATTGCTTTGCCATATCATATCTTAATATTAAATCATCTTTCGCAGAATATCCAACATCAAAAAATTCCTTACTGTGTGCCTTTCCTTCCTTCAAAAAGTATTCTGTATACTTTTTGGGCGTTGTAATACACTCAGCACCATCAACATAAGATTGCATCATTTTTTCGTTTTTGTGATCAATCCACCTCTGATAGCTAACCGTTCTCCCTTGGCCTGTATAGGTCATGTTTTCTACAATCTGATTTTTCCCGTTCTCATCCCTCGCTCTTCTTGTTCTTGTGCCGTTTCGGTTCCCGTCAAGGATTGCCTTCATAGTGCAGCGGCAATTGTACACCTCTGCAGGAGAGCCTGCCGAGTCGCCCGGATACTCCAACCCATTAGAAAAGGTGTCTTTATACGGCACAATTTCACCATCAAGCCGCATGTGGCTAGGTCTTGTAGCTCCGTCAAGTGTTGCAATCCACTGCTTTTCTACTTTAACCCCCATTGCAGCAAGTGCTTCATAGCTCTGCTGCCGGCCTCCGTTCTGTGCTCCTGTATAAGCTGTTCTCGCGTTTCTAATCGCAGAAGTCCGGTTCATTCCCACAACGCGCTCAAACGATTTTGCAAGCTCCGAGGTGCCTTGCCCGCGTATGATGGCAGCATTGACCGACTGTGTTATTTTTCTGCGGTTCCATAGCTGATCTTTTTGGATGTTGATTGCTTTCTCTGGTGGCAGCGTAGGCAGTAAGTCCGGTTCCTCGGTCATGAGCCGTCTTACTGTCCACTCGTCCGCAATATCAAAAGAGATACCGCGCAGCTCTTGCTCTGCCCGATACCCCTCGTAGTTAAAGTTAAGCGCCCAGATGGAAGGCATGTCGTTGTTGATGTATGCAGCGGCAATCGTGTTTGTGTGCGTCAACCTTTCTGCAGCTTGGTCTCTAAGGTGCTGCCAGTGCTCGCCGCGCATAACCTGCGCCTTCACCCATGCGTCAAACTGAGCTTTTGTATACTTCCCGTCCTGATAAGCGGCATACTCTTTTTTATAGCGCTTCTCGAATTTCTCGAAGTATTCCTGTGCCGTCCTTGTCAGGTCTTTATTTGCCGCGCGGTACTCCTTCGCGATCTTCTTTTCGAGCTCTGCAAGCCGCCTGTCTGTCTCAATGTCGGAATAGTATGCCATTACATCTTCGCCTTCACATTGTCGTATTCCTGGTTGTACTTCTCTTTGTAATAATCTTTCAGCTTTGTCTTAAAGTCCTTGTATGCGCTTCTTGCTTTGCTGATCTGTCCCTTCATCTGCTCTCGAAGTGCTTTGCTTTTGGCATTGTATTCGTCCCGGATTCTCTGCTTTTCTGCTTTGTCCTTCGTGCCTTTGAGCGCAGCGCTCTTAGCTTCACGCATCCTTGCTATTTCGTCTTTGATAGTCTGACGCAACGTCTTGATCTGGCCATCAAGGACAGTCTTTGTATCAGCAATTACTTTCTTCTTTTCTTCTTTGAGCTGCTCTTTGATGTACTTGAGTGCCTCTTTCTGCTTCTGGCTCATCCCTTTTGTGGATGTGCGCCCTTTGAGCTTCCGGTGGGCCATATAGTACGCATGAGCTTTGTCCGGGTCGTAGTACTTGGATGAATAACCTCCGCTTTTCTTTCTCGTCCTGCTCATTCTTCATCCTCTTTCTCGTCTCCAGAGCCAGAGAAAAGGCTGTCAATCTCTTTCTCAAAGTCGTCAAGCATCGCGGTCACTTCGTCATCGTCTCCGCCAAATGCTTCATCAATAGCTCCTGAAACGTCGTCATCTTCGCCTTCCTCTCCGTCTTCCGGTTCCTCGCCGTCTTCTCCTTCGTACTGTTCGAGCTGCTCCTGTTCTCTCTGCTGCAATACCTCTTCTGCTTCTTCCGGAGTAAGGAACGGAAGCTTTTTGATTATCATTTCATCAGTGAGAAAGTCGGCCGCAGAAAGAATCATTTCTGTCTGTTCCTTCTGGTTCACAATTTTGTTCCAGACGAATGAAGGGTTGTCGTCAATGCCTGCAATGTCGAGGATGCCCTGCACGAATTCGAGCACGCTGTATTCGAAATCCGCACATTTATTGTCCATGGCCTGATATGCTGCCTGTATCTCCTGCGTGGTCTTCTGGGCTGCAGAAAGGGTCTTAACATCAAGACTCTGGAAGTCTTCATAGATATCCTGCCGAAGAATCTCAAGCATAGCCTGCCGTGCATCAGTCGGGACATTGAGCGTCTGCGGAGTAACGGAGCCGCCGCCGTCGCTGTCTACTACTGCGGAATGGACGTTTCTGATCCTCTGCAGTAGCTCCGCAAGGTCTACGTCATCCATGCCGCCGCTGTTCTGTACGAGCCAGAAGATTTCTGACGTGTCATCGATGACGTTCGCCATTCCGGACTTGATCATGTCATAGCAGTCTATGCTCTCCCTCATACCCACAAGTTCGCTTTCGTGCGCGTCGTTGGCATACAGCGGCACAATTGGGAGTCTGCCATAGTTTTCCTCGCAAATGTCTACGATTGTCCCATCTGCAATGCGGGTCTCTTTGATCTTGTATCCTCGCTTGGCCTGCAGAACCTCGACTTTTTCCGAGCCTGTCCGCGTATACTCCGTGTAGCCATCCTCTTCGTACAGCGTGTAGCGTGCCACCGTGTCGGTGCCTACCTGCTTAAACCAGAAGCGGATGCCTGCGCGTACAGATGCGTCCTGCTCACTCTTTAAAGGACAAAATCCGGGCTGTGACGGGCTGTCCGCGTATGAAAATACCTCTAAATGGTCATAGTTCCAAAAGCCGAAAGCAACGCCTCCATACATCGCCTTTCTCGCAATAGACTGTAATTTATAATCGAAGCCTTTCCCCAGCTTCTTTTTGTCTTCTGGATTTTCCAATGTGAGCCCGTTGCCAAGCACATACTGAACCTGCTGTGTAACAAGGCGGCGAAAGAACAGCGTTTTCAGTTTGTAATTACTTGACCAGTAATCCGGTACAAGCCGTCCGGTAATTGTTCGAACCATCTTCTGATACTGCTCAATTGTCACATTGTGTTTGAAGTAGTACGCCTGCCCAATCTTTGCATCCTTATACTCTCTGGATGCGAAAAACTGGTTCACGGCAGCCTCGCAGAACTCCCCGCGTGCAATATCGTCTTCACCCGTTCTTACAAGATCGTCAAATGTAAGCATCTAATTTCCTTTCATCACAAATATATGAGCTGCCGGCTTTCTGGCTTCTTCTCTTTCTTTACTAATTTCAGCGTCCGGACAAAATAGCGAACTGCGTCCATGCTGTGGTCGTTTTCTTTTATCGGTTTGTCTTCCCCGCGGTCTGCAGCCTGCTCATCCCACGAGTACACGCCGAATTCATCAATCGTGTGCTTGCATCTCCGCATAAACAGAAGTCGGTTGCCTTTTAGCATCGTCTGCACATCTGCGATGCCTGGTAAAACGTCGTTGTCTGCCTGCCGTGTCCGGTGCCCTCTCTTCCGGAGCTCCACAATCAAAGCCGCTGCAGAAGGGTCTACGATCGTCTGCTTGATCTCTCTGCCCTGTGTAAGCTCCTCGTATCCATCTACAAGCTCCGCGACGGTCTTCTGCCTGCGTTCGTCTCGTCCAGAGTAGTAGCATTCATCCAAGCACACCCATGCATTTAATGACGGAGAGAAGCGCCACAACAAGAAAACTGTTGCGTTCTGTATACCGTAGTCGCTCGACACGTAGTAATCGCCAGCCGTGTCAGGCTCAGTATCTAAAATGTTGCTGTCGTCGAAGCAGTCACCATATATGATTCCCTCTGCCATCGCCCAGAGCCCTAAGATATAGCGCTTGTATCGGAATGTTCCCGCGTACTCTTTTTTTAGTTCTTCCACAACTTTTGGAGGCAGGCACCCGTCATCTATGCAGTAGCTCTGTTGATATATATCTGCATCAGAGTCGAGGAATTTCTTAAACCAGTGCTGCGGGTTTGCCGGGTTGCAGGTGCCATCAAAGTGCGAATGCTCCGTTCTCAATCGAGACTTGAGCATTTCGAACACTTCCTGATCCCATGTCGTGATCTCATCGCCATATGCATACTCAATTGTTGAGCCCTGTATCTTCTCGACACGTTTTTTATTGTCCGCGCCAAGTGCATATACCGTATGCCCGAAGAGTCTGACGGTGTTGTCTGCCCTGATATTGCCGACCAGCTCCGTGCCGTATCTGTCACGCATCGGTGATAGAATGTTGCGCTCCAGCGTACCTCGCGTATTGCCTAAAAGCACCGCAAGGCCTTCGCCTTTCAGTGCACATATTCGCTTTGGGATTATCAAGGTGTAGTCTAAAAAGCTCTTTCCCGATCCAGTTGCGCCCGTCTTTATGTTCCACCTGTGGCTGCAGTGCAGATTGTATTCAAGCTGTTTCTCAGTCCACGGCACTTTCTACCCCCTGTAGAAGTTCTTTCACTTCAGCAAGCAACTTGTTGCTGTCTGCATCCGGTACCGGCCTATCCTGCCATTTGCTTTTCTTGAGGTTTTTCAGCGCGAAGATCAGACACGCATCAGACGGCGGGAGCTTCTTCTTTATCCTCTTTATGTGTCTCTCCTTGGTGCCGTCTCCCTTTTCTACGATTTCCTCTGTGACTTCTTCATAGTCCTGAAATTTGCACCGGTCATAAAAAGTGCTTTCAATTTCTTCCGCGATCGGTGCCTTACCCTTTTTTACTGCCTCTAAAAACTCTAAATGCTTTCTCGTCCAGTTGTAAAAGGTGGCCTCACTTATCCCCATGAAATTCTCGGCCACTTCCTTATCTGTGTAGCCGTCCCGAAGCCATCCGGTGACTCTTAGAAGGTTGTCTGGCTCTAGCCATTCTTTGTATTTTCCCTTTGCCATACATCATCCTAAGCTCCGCACAATTTCCTTTTCACGCGCTGACAACTCCCAGACGCTTACATTGACTTTCTCGGCGGCTGCTTTCTCGGCGGCTGCTTTCTCGGCGGCTGCTTTCTCGGCGGCTGCTTTCTCGGAAATGAGCCAACCACCGCCAAAAATTTTTTTTCCGCTTTCTTTTTGTGCATCCATTACTCGGATAAAGGAAACTTCTTTTTCTTCTACAGAAAAATCAATCTCATGATCTGCGATATACTGCAGCCACCCCGTAGTGATTACTTCGTCAGGATACTTATACGCAGGAAGCTCCTTCTTTTGTTTCCTGTAATTCTCTTTATTCGCAGCTTCGATAGCATGGTGCAGGTCGGAAGGTACGAAAATCTTTTTTTCTGGCATGTTTGTGATGAAAGCCGTTGCAATCGTGGCACCGTTCTCGTATAAAATCCTATTTCCGGTATAAATGTAGCTATCATCCTTGTTTGCGCTGAAAATTGTAAGAGCGGGCGCGAAAAGAAAATAGCTGATCCCTCGTTCCTGATACCAGTTTCGAATCTCTGAAAGAAGTGAAAATGGAGGATTATCCAAAGCCACGCAGTTCTTTGGATAATCCTCTTTTTGATAGTCTCCACCCGGATAAAATGGACGGATAATAGCTCGATTCTGCAAGCCGTACCGCTTTACCGCCCAATCCTTGACTACAGCATATACGTTGTCCGGTGTATAGCAGTCGTCCGTGGTTTTCTTTGCTTCAAACTTCTGCAAAAACTCCTGATACTCTTCGGAATCTTCGGAAAGATTTCCATTTTCCATTCTCTCCCTGAATTCCTGCTCTCTTTCTTCGTTTGTCTTTTCTTCCTGATCCAAGTCATCAAACCCGAAGTCGAATCCGTCAAAACTCAGACCGTCCAGTTCTTCCTCAAGACGCGAAAAATCCCACTCGGCAAGCTCTCCGACCTTGTTATCCAGAATCCTGTATTTTCTTTTCTGCTCTTCCGTCAGCCCTTTGATAATTTCAACGTTGCACTCGCGCCACCCAAGACGCTTAATAGCTTTTAATCTCGTGTGACCTGCAAGAACGACCATGTTCTCATCCGTGATAATTGGTGCGATATATCCACACTGCTTAATGCTTTCCATTACCGCATCCACTGCATTGTCATTCTTTCGTGGATTATTGTCATATGGGATGATATCCTTCACGCTTACTTTTTTAAGTTCCATTTTTTTCTCCTGGAATAATAAAATTGCATCCGGCCGGACTCGAACCGGCGACATTAACGCTCTATCCACCTGAGCTACGGATGCACCTCCCGCAGAAAGGGTCACATGGAGGAGGTAGTCAATGGCTTTTGCCATCGTAATAATTATCCCACCTGTGTAGGCCCATGCTCGCCATCATTCAGCGTTGACATAATGGATCACAAGGCCCATAAAGTGCGCGATTATCCTGCTTACAGACCGGCAAGAGTAATGGTACTTGATGGATGCAGCGTCCACAGAGCCGCCGCGCATAAGGACATAATCAATAATTTTTCTGCGTGCTTCTGCATCGGGCAGCTTGTCCACATCGCTCAATGCAAGCTCTATAGCGTGATCGTAGATAAAGCCGATCACCCCTGCAGGCTTTCGGCCTTCCTTGTATCCAAGAATTCTTTTTCTCGCCTCAAAGTAATATCTGTATTTCGGAGCGCTCACCGTCTTCCCGTTCCTCCTGGCTATCCTTTTCCCGGCTGCCATCCTTTCCCCTGTAATATCCATGTAGCGTGCCTTCTGCCGTGATATTTCTTCTCTCTTTTCGGCATTGGCTTTGTAATACTCTTGATAAGCTGTACAGGAGCAGTGGCACGATGCCGACCGCTCCGCACAGTCTTTACTACACGGCGACCTCATCCTTCATAGACCGGAATCTGCTCTTGCTTTTTATCCAGTACATCGGGTGCGGCAACCTTAGTCATTACTAACATTCTTTTCAAGCCATATAATGCCGCAACCTGATTTTCTACTGAGCATCCTCTGTACTCAAAGTAATTTTCAAAAGTAACAAAGTAATCTGCTTCTGCCATCAGCTTGATGGAATCACCCAGACAGCGGATACTATCCTCGTCACTCTCGCACGCTTTCGGCTCATACGGATTGATCACCTGTAGCGTCTCTCCCACATATGCTTCTGCAATCCTCCGCATAGCTTCAAAGCTCTTTTTGATATTCTCTTCTGTCCGGTCTTTCATGGGACAGGAAATGAAGAGCTTGTGTTCCGGAATAACAGGTTTCATTCTCACTTGGTACTCCGGGCCACAGTCAATCCGGTCCTCTGTAATCGTTGCTATAATCTTTCCGTCTTCTCTTTCAACAACAACTCTCTCGATTCCCTCTAATACTCCGTTCATTTTGTCCTCCAATCTTCTGCAATCCGCTTTTTTGTCCTTGCCTGCTTAAAGTCGATAATATCCTGTATCGTACGGTCATCTATGCCCCAAATTGCCTGCAGCTCACTGAGAATAATCAATGTGTCGGCCATTTCCTCTGCAAGGTTATACAGCAGATATGACCGATCTTCCTTCCCCACCTCATCGTCTTCCGGGTCAAGATACCGGCACACCCTGCATATAGCATGGATCAGCTCGGCAGGCTCTTCTCTTGCTACGTCTGCCATTTTTCCCGGCCCGTAATGTTTGATTACCTGCTCTACAATGTCATCATCAATGTCAAATCCCATCACTGCACCTCATCAATTGAACGGTAATTCTTCATCAATTCCGTCCGGTATGTTCATGAATCCTTCCATAGCGCTTTCTATGGATCCCTGCTGCCCTGATCTGTCCTGCTGCCCTTCCTGGCTTCTCTGGCCTGCATACATCGCAGCCGTCTGGTCATCCATGGCAGATCTTCCGCTGTCCGCTTTGCTCTCGGCAAATTCCTGCTCTTCGATGACCACATCCGTTGTGTATGCCTTGGTTCCGTCCTGCCTGGTGTAGCTGCCCGTCTGGAGCCGACCGGAGACACAGATCTTGGTTCCCTTGTGCAAGTACTTCTCTGCGAATTCTCCCGCCTTACCGAAGGCCACGCAGGAAATGAAATCTGCCTGCTGCCCTTCCTGCTTCTTCTGCCTCCGATCTACGGCAAGGGTATATCTTGCGATTGTGACCGGCTCCGCTCCCTGAGACTGCCGCACATCCGGATCCTTCGTCAGACGGCCGAGTAACACTACTTTATTCACTCTTTCACCTCCTCCAGAAGGAACGTACCGAACCCTTCAGTTGCATAGATGCGTATTCCGTCCCGTTCCAACTTACAGCCGCCGCACATTTCTGTAACTTCGAAGACATCTCCAGCTCTTAACAGCACATCTCCGTGAAGACCTAGATCACTCTCGCGGGCGCTTAGTGTGATTTCTTCTTTCAAGCGCATTTTCATTTTGCTTTTTCCTCCTCTCTGAAAAAACCTTCCGGATACTTGTATCCTTCTCACATCAGCGCACCGAAGCGCATTTTCATATCTGCTATATCGCCTTCGATCTGTTCTGCTTCAAGCCGCATCATCCTTATGTCATCCATGAAATGCGTTAATCTCGCCATTGCAATAAAGGCTCCTGTATGGATATCAAAAGTATCTTTCTTGCTGCATACCGCACTTGCCGTTTCTCCGGTTTCCAGATCCCTTGCTGTGACGGTATCCCCGTCTCTATAGACTACGATACGAGGAGGTGTTTTCTTTGGTTTTACCTTTTCAATTTCATGCTCTAAAAATGTGCTTCCGTATCCGTCTCCATTAAGCTGTACGCTGTAAATCTTTGATCCGTTTCTTCTTTGCACGATACTTTTTACAGTTCCGATTTTGCCTTCTCTCATGCGGGTTGTCCTAGCTTTTACGGTGTCACCGACTTTGAGTTCTTCTTTCTTCACTTCTTTCTTCACCTTTTCTTCCTCCTTCTCTGGCGTTGGTTCATCTGGCTCTGCTTCATCCGCAAGCCACTCTTCCGCCTCCTCAACACAATGCCTACATGTAAAAATGCAGTCGTGACACAATATAAGTGAGCACAGATCCACATCACCGTTTTTTCTTACCGCAATGTGGCGTGCAATTTCACTGGCCGGCAAATCTCCAATCCCAAGCTCATCAAATCTTTTCTCGTTTTCCTCTTTGTTTGTCATCACTTCCCCTTTCTGCTGAGCATTTCCCTTACATACTCTTCGATCGTCTGCCTTTTCATTTTTCTCCTCTTTCGTCTCCTGCTTGTCAAAGATTTTTTCCGCTACTATTGCTCCGAAAATAGAGAGAGAATGTGCTTCTTCTAAATTCGCATCAAGGTCTGCTATTGTGCTGGAAATAGTGTCTAAAAATTCCAGTCTGGAAATTGTTACATAGTCTTTTTTTGCTTTTTCATTATTCTTTTTGCACCATTTTTCATACCAAGAAGCCATGTTCATTCCTCCTTCCCATCGCTCCAATCTATGCGCTGTCCGCACTGGAAGCAGTACTTGTCCCAGCGCTTATCAAGACAAGTGCCGCATGTCGGACAGCGATTCTCCCGTATACGCAGATGTGTCGAGCATTCATAAACAACTTTTGACTTCTTCGGTATCTGGTAATCCGCCAGTTCCTTGAGCTTTTCATATTCCTCATCTGTCAGTTTAATCATCATCACTTTCCTCCTTATACGGCTCCGGAAACGGCATCCGCGCGGTTACCACTGACTTAAAACAACGTTCTGTGACTTCAAGGTATCTCCATTTTTGATCATCATTCATAAATGCAGTCGTCACCGCATTCGCGGATGTAGTGACGATGACTGTTTCATACAGTTTTGGTAATCTCACCTCTACCGGAATCCATCTAAAATCACTCATTGTTTTCCTCCTTGTACGGCTCTGGTAAAGGCATCCACGCGGTGATTTCTATCCCTCTTATACGTTCTCCTTCGCATTCTCCGTATTCTGCTAGGATGTCTTGTGTAGTGCTTGAGTACCAATACCAATCTTCGTTATAAAAAACAGCCGCTCCAGTAAACTGCTAACCTCCTGGCAGCTTCACGCATAAGATTCTCGAAGTTAGTGACGGGCATACCCATCACGCTATCCCCAATTCGATAGTCATAAGCAATCAGACTTAAACGATCTAATTCTTTTGCGATGTCCTTATTTGATGATTCAGAATAATCCTTGATGTGAGTTTTTTCGTGCTCCTCGCAATCGGCTTCATTGTCGAATTCAAGCCCACAATATTCGCAGGCAAATACCATTTTCTTATTCATCTTCCACCTCCAGCTTGATCCTCGTCTGAACACAGCCACCTGATGAATTGCAGAGCGCACGGTATACGATCTTTTTCAGCGGCTTTATGAAGATCGCAATTTGCACATTTCACGTTTTTACACTCGTCCAGTCTGCCGTTTACTACCGCCGGATGTGCAAAGCCCGGGGGCGTTGCACTAACCACCTCTTCAAAACTGTATTTTTCAAACCGCTTCATTTTCTCTCCTTCCAGTTGCTACAACCATTTTTCCACTATTCCTCCTTCAAAATGTACTGACGTATAAATCTATCCGCATACTGCGGATGCATCAGCGACCGCTCAACCTTTCTGGTTGTGTTTTCAGTCCCTTTTGTGTTGCTAATATTCCTTACTTTCACATACTCAATTGGTTCAAAAACAAGGTTCTGCTCCGGCTTGCAATTCAAAAACCAGTATTGTGTTGGCTTTTTGTAATAATCACCATTTTCTGTTCTGTCCAGATCAATTAAAGCCGGTTTCATGCACCAATATGTCCGCAAGTAATGCGGCTGTGTGTATGGATTTTCGATGATCATCGGGAATCCTTTTCTCAGACTGATGATGGTCATCTTGCTGAGCAAGATATATAGTTCGTTCAGCTCTTTCTGTAGAGAGATGCAGCATTCCAATTTCTGTATATCTGTCCACTTCTTCTGCTGATATGCTTCACCTCTCATCGACATCGAAATATTTGCTTCGAACCTGGTACAAGGAAAAAATGCCATGCAGATATCATTCTTCCCAATCTGGTCAAATATGCTAGGCTTTCCTTCGTATCCCTCCTCGATCTCTGAGAAGATGTCAACAACATGGTCTGTCTGGCCGAAGTCATTTAGAATGTCATAATCTTCTGCTTCAACACCATATTTGCGAAAGGCATTCTTGAAAGTCCCAGACTGCTCAAATAAACAAAACGCTTTCAAAGCACTCCCTCCTTAAAAGGCCCGTTTACCTTTTTCACCTTCCCACACTTTCTACACCGCAAATAGCATCTGATCACTTTTCCTTCTGCATCAAAATCACCACCTTTGCAGATATAATCGTGATTGCAGAAGAGCTGCTTTATCTTCGTTTTATCCATTTTCGGTGTCCTTCTTTCTGTACTTTTCTACGTCCTCCGGGCGATAAAGATTGCAGTGAGGCCAATAGATAATTTTATTATCAGTTTTATTATCAGTTATGCTCCATGATGTGCAACCGCCTACATACGTACCAAAACGTTCATCCTTTATCCCAGAAAAATATCTCTTATACAAGTGATCTTCGAAATTCCAAACCATAACCGGCGTATCAACAGGAACCTTTGACCAATCAATATCTTTTTCCGGATCAACCGCGGGCTGATCAAGCCACTTCATTCTTGCCACACGACAAGGAGCATTAGAATTAACATGATTAAACAAACAATTTCCACAGTCCAACTCAATACAAGCTTTAATCTTGCCTGTCCTTTTATCAATTGCAAAAGATCTTGCAAAAATTTCTTTCACCTTGTCCGGATCAATTGATTCGTAATGTGTCATTCCCTTCATCCTCCAAAAAGTAATTTTTTCCAAAAACTTTCATCCACTCTTCATGTCCGAAATTCTTTTCAAAACTTTCCTGTGCTATGTACTGTAATGCCCTGTCAAATTTTTCCTTGTCGTGCAATCTCATGTGGCAGTCGTGGCACAAGTGGACTTTCAACCCGTACTTCTCTGCTTGCTTCCGATTGGCTGTGCCATGCAATAAATGGTGGGTCTGCATTTCACCATATTTTCCACATATATAGCACCTATTTTTTTCATCGCCCTTGATAATACTATGCATACTCTCTTACAACCTTGTCGCGAAAACTAATAGCCTCTTGGATTGTCTTAAATTGTCTATCTACACACAGTTTCTTTTGCTGAATACAAACCCTGTATTTGTTTTTTCCCGGTCTGAACATTATGTACTTTTCGCCAGTCATTCCGGGTTTCGTTATGTGGTCGCGCTTTCTGTTTCGCAAAGAGTACGTTATATTTTCTGATGGTGTACACCACTCCAAATTGAGGACATTGTTATTTTTCCTGTCATAATCCAAATGATTGACTTGTTTTTTCCCACTTGGATTTTTAATAAATGCTTCTGCAACCAATCTGTGAACGTAATGATTTTTCCTTTTTCCGTTTTTACTAAGACAAACAATCATGTACTTGTGTCCGTTGTCCTCCTGTTCCATGATCTTTATTTTTCCGTTTGTCTTTTTCCTTACTCTTCCCCATGTACTAACTTGGTATACCCCTCTATACCCTTTGACATTCTTCCATTTTTCATCTTCAATGACCGGCACTTTCATCCTCCTTTCTGTCCCATTGGTACAGTTTGTATAATTGCCCTAAAATCGCGTTTTGCCCTCGTACCCCTATAAACTATCGTCCGAACAATAAAAAAACGATTCTAGGCCTGCCTGTCGCTCTCACAGCAAGTGTTCTGTGCTCTCATCCGTGCTAACTCCTTCTTCCTTGCAAGGATCTCCTCCCGGTGTGCTTTGTAGTGCGCCCTCTTCTTGGCCTTCTGCTCTTCTCGGTGCTTGTCCTGCCATGCTTTCTGTCTGGCTCTGAACTTCTCCGGATTCGCTGCTCTTGCCTTCCGCTCGTATTCCCGGTTCTTGGCTCTCTTCAGCTCGATTCCGGTTAGCTTCTGCTCAATGATCACGATATCCTTCTGCTGTCCACAGCAGTTAAGCTCAACGGCCCTGTCGTAGTCTCCTGCTGCCATCGGGCAATCCAGACTGTCTTTCTTGCAGTTTCGGCAGAATGTAATGATTTCTGTGTCGGTCATGCCGGATCTCCTTCTGCCAGAAGCTCAGTAAGGAAACGCTTCTCGTCTTCTCTCACTTTCTCCAATCGCTTTTCTTCTGCCCTTTTCTTTTCAAGCAGTGTTGGAAGGTTGGCCTGCTCGTCCATCCGCTCCCTGTCCAGAACGGCTCTGTATGCTCGGATAAAATGTGACTGCTCCACGGTCTCCACCGTCTGCGCATCCATTGCCGCAAGCTCTTTCAGGTTATCCGATGTCCCTATTGCCTTCTGCACGCTTCTAGGCAGCTTTGCAAACTCCTGTTCGCTGTTGTAATTGCTGTTCTGGATCGCTTTCCGAACATAGCTCCACGCTTCCGGGCAGCTCATTTCTTCTCTTGCGTTAGCCTGATAGACCTTTTGCGTGATATCCGCAATCGTTGGTGGATATGGTGATGTTCTCATGATGTCTGTTATTGCCTTGCTTGCATCCTTGTACGGAATGTCTTTCAGCATCCCGTACCAAACCGTGACCGCATATTCATCCGGTAAGAACTTCGGGTCAGAATACGCGGCCTTCATCCCCCTCACCAGCGTTGTAAACTCCTGCTTTGTCATCTCCTTCTGTCCTTTCCAGCCAACGATCGACCACATCCATGCGGTTGTGAATTGCATCTATGTATGCCGACCCACTCCCCCTTGTGGATACCTTCCCGCTGTTGTCCTGCTCTTTGCTGAGCCACGTATTAACGAACCGCTTCACTCCGTTCCTGGTCTTTTTCTTCGTCGGGTTTGATAAACTCCATGCCCTCATCCTCCGGAACGAATCAAAAACATCTACGGAGGGGTACAGCCTGCAATACTCGTCATACTCGGATACGGTCGGTCTCCACTCGGTACCGTCTGTAAGAGGGATTGCTTCCACGTTGGCTTCCATCCCATGAGCGATCTGATCGCTCTGGGAAAGAGAATCTTTAGATTCTCTTAAAACTCTTTCCTTCTTACCTTCTTTACTTTCTTTACTTTCTTTACTTTCTTTATGTGCTGTTACTTCCCTGTTACCTTTCTGTTGGTTTTCTGTTACTTCCCTGTTACCTTTCTGTTGGTTTTCTGTTACCTCCCTGTTACTTTCCTGTTTATAATCCGGTTGGCCTTGATACTTCTCATACTCAGAAACCCTGTAAACATGGCATCTTCCGGACTTTCTGATTGTGATACTGTTTGTGTTAAGCAAATGCTGAATTGCTGTCCGCACGTTCTGTACTGTTAAACCGTTCTTTTGTGCGATAGAAGGCAGCGATTCAAGCACTTCGCCCCTCTTAATTTCGATGCCGTGCCAGCTTCCGTCTTGCCATCTTGCAGTAATAAGGAAGTGAAGAAAGACCTTAAACGTGACCGGATCGTCATACCATTCCCATTCAGATATCTTTCGAAACAGCTTCATGTATCCGTTGTCTGTGCACATTCCTGATTCCTCAGTCTGTATGATGCATAACTGACTTTTCTTCCATCGTTGTCGATGTACTCCAACCTGTCTGTAATGATGTCGTAACCATCAGATCGAAGGTTTTTAATTCGTGCTGCCAGTCTCATGCACCCAAACGTTAATGCATCCTGTGGTGTGATGCTTCCTTTGTTTTGCATTCACCTAAGAATTTTGATTTTCTGCGAATCGTTCCTCTCCATGATCGCCTCCGAAAATGCAAATAATGGTCTTCGGTTCCTTGCTGTACTTTTTGAACGCCGAGAGCATTATGATCTGCTTATCATCTGGGAACGCAATTCCATTTAATCCGTCTAAAACCGCCTTGACGATATTGTCGATATCTGGTTTTTTCAGAAAGCTAACAGACCCTTCTTCAATAGCCCTTAATACCTTTTTCGTGGTGCTTTTCGGAATCGGCATTTCTGCGATGATATCAATTCTCAAGGGTTCGGATTTACCGAACTGTTGTGCTCCGGAATTGAGAAAAGCGTTTGCAACTCTTGATTCAAATTCTTTCGTTTTCCGGGTGTTGTAGCATCGCCCGGTTCTGGTAAATCTTGGTCTTGCCTTTCCAACCGGATCACCTGGAACCTCAATTCTTACACTGTTCATAAGCTCTCCACGCCGCCTTTAATCTTTCAATCTCGTCCGGGCTTGCTGTCTCGATGCCGTGTTCCTTAGCTTCGTACACAGTCCCATCAATCAGCCGGGACATTTCTTCCGTGTCGTATGTGTGGCTCCCTCGTATTACCCAATACAAGGGAAGCTCACCGCTGTCTGTCGATACCGTTCTTCCGGATGGTCTGTAATGCTCGGTAATGCTCTTTGTCCAGTCGAACGTTGGAGATTTCAACGCCCACTCAAAAGCCCCGTCTGTGACCTGTTCAGCCCCGTATTCAGCAAGCAGAATATTGTGCATTTCCGTCTTGCTGACGTGCCGTTTCTCTGCGATCTTGGTACACAGCACCCAGTAATAATCATTGGCGTTTAGTGTCCGCTTCTTCCGATACGGCTTCAGGACGATGGAAAGAATCTTGTCTTTCAGTTCTTCAACCTTTGCAGGAACCGCCTCAACCTCGATGGTTAAGACGGTTGTTCTGCTCTGGAAGGACTGCTTGATGTCAATTAGCTTTCCCTTCGTTTCCATTCTTCCCGGCTCTCTTCTTGATCTCTTCCATGGCCTTCACATACTGTCCCTTGGTGATGTTGGGCCATGACTTGAATACTTTAGATACGTCCTCGACATTGAAAGCCTTCTTGGTCATAGCTTCCAGAACTGCCAGTTCTGCCGATCCGCACAGTTCATTACTATGGTCTTTCTCCGGCTCCGGACTTTCCGTTTCGGAATCTACAAATTCCTCTGTGGGGATGCAGAAGACCTGAAACAATGCGTACTTGAAAGCGGCACTCATGGCCTTGTTCATGGACTTGTCACCCTTGTCCATTCCTTCACCAATCACCGTAGCGGTTACGCTTGATCCGTCTGCGGTATAAAAGGTGTACTTAACTTTCGTGATGGAATATATAAGAACGCCGCCGTTCTTACTCGATCTCTCTTCTCTTGACTGTTCCAACACTTCCGGAGTAACAAAAACTCCGTGTTTAGCCATCGCAGGATGCATAGCGTTCATGACTGCATCAATGCTTCTGTACTTATACTTGTCGAATGTGTTCTGCCCGTCCTTTCCTACTGCTCCTACATCCGAAAGAACAGCAGAAATTGCTTTGTAAATACCGTTTTCCATGTTTACCTCCTGTTTTTACTGTTTACGGTTGCCTTTGCTCAGCATTTCGGTTCCACCGCAACACGATTCAATGCCTTTTCTGTACGTGGCTGTGCTTTTCCCTTCTGCTCTTCGCCTCTATTCCATGCCCTTGCGTCTCCCAACTGTACTATTCCAATACGAGGCGGTTCTAAGCTATTCCGCTGCTTTTCGTAGCCATTCATTAGCGCATCTCCTCCGCGCCGCGCCCTTCCTTCACATCTCTGTACTTTTCTTTTCTATTGCCAGTCCTCTCCCTACTGTTCTTGCGCTTATCCGCTCTGCACGTTTCCCTGACCTCGCTGCTCTATGCCTACGCATTACATTTCTTGGCCATGCCTGCGCATTTCCTGACCTAGCTCTGCCATTCCATTTCTTTGCTACTCTAGGCAACTCCATAGCCCTGCCAAACCTAACATTTCCGCTGCAATGCTGTTCGTTTCTCTTCCATCGCCTTTCGAGGCTGATCAATGCCGTTACAGATCAGTGCGTTGCTTTTCCGTTGCATTGCATATCTATTCCGCAGCCTTGCGACTCAAATCAATGCCGTTACTTAAAGATCGTTGTGGGCTTGTGGTTAATTTCGCGCCAGACGAAAGCGCCCTTGCCAGAGTTGCGCCACTGTCCAAGACCGTTAAATCGTCCGTAGTCCAACCATTCCTTCACAAGATCCCAATCGCCCTCATCGAGCACCACTACGTCAAACTCGATCCATGATCCTTTCTCAATGGATTCCGAATCGGCAATAGCAACTCTAGGACCCTGCATGGTTTCAGCTCTCAGCGGTCGCTGACACTCGCCAACTCCGGCCTTAGTCATGTGGATTTTGATTGCTCTGGATGACGGATCGTCCGCATCCGGGAAAACGAAGATTCCAAGGTCAATCTTTTTCTTGTACGCCTTGACCTTGTTGGACTTGCTTCCGGAAAGTCCTCTCTGTGCGGCACACGCCGACTTGAAAAAGCCCTTGATCTGGTAGTTCCAGAAGATCGGAGTTCCGCTCTCATCAGTAGGAAAGATTGTCTTCCCCTTCGCCCGGAACTCATCCTCTCCAATCGCCGCGATTTCTTCTTCCTTCGTTGCTGCATCCGGTGCCTTCGAAGACACGTAAGATCCGTGAATATCCGGATCGCCCGGAGCCGTTCCCAGTACGTCATCAATAAAATCAATGTGAATATGCTTTGTAATCATCCCTTAATCCTCCGTGTAGTTATCCCAATCGTCCTGCTCTGTTAAATCGTCATAGTCTCTGTCTTCTTCTCTGGTTTCACGCATCCACTCGTCATACCAGACTTCCGCATCAAACTCTGGATTCGCTGTCATCCTCATTCTTCAAATCCTCCGTGCGGAATACGTGAACTCCGTTCTTGTCCTCAAAGGTTGCGATAACGCAACCGTCCGCCCAAACCTTCATATCAACTGAAATTACTCCGGCATCCTTGGAAAAAAGGCTCCTGAGCTGCTGTGCGCAATACTTAACCTGAAAGTTCATAACTGAGAACGGAACCTTTACATCCGTTTTTGCGTGCTCTGCTTCTCTTGTTAAACTGTCCATTTCGTGTTATCCTTTCTTTATCCCAGATATGTTTTTGAGGGCTTGCCGTGTCAGCGGCGGCTCTCTTTTTTTGTGCCGATCAAAAAAGCGGCAATTCCGATTGCTACGTCCACTGCGAATGCGGTATATAGTCCGCAGCCATGAAGCAAAAAACCGATCACGATACATGCCATCCCTAATCCAGCCATCCTGTTCACCTCCCTTCTACAAAGACTTTCATGTCCGCTTCCGTGAAATGCAGGAAGCGATGCATTTGCTTGATCTGTCCCCTTGTCCACTCCCCATCTTTCATGCGTTTCCACATCGTTGTATGAGGAATCCCTGCTTTCTTTTCCAAGTCACCAAGGTTTATGCCGGCGAATGAACAACGGCCCTTGATGACCTCTGAAAATGTCGGCTCGTGTCTTCTCATTTCTTCTCCTTAGATGGTGAATTATTTTCACGCTTTTTGGCAAAAAAAACCTTCTGTACCATATCTGCATTCATGTGGAGAGTCTTTGAAAGTCCCTCAATTTCACGAACATTGAACAGGTAGCTTTTGCCGTTTGAAAGCCTATTCCACAGCGTTCTGCGTTCAATTCCAGACTTTTTACAAACCGCAGAAATCTTCATTCCGCTTTCGCTAATCAGCTTCATCAGAAGATCAACGTCAACCATTCACTGCCCTCCTTTCTGTTCAATATTTTTCACTCCCGATGTGCTGAGACTACTACATGTGTGAAAAAAATGCAACACATTTGTCTCATTTTCTTGATTTTATTTTCACGTTATCTTACGATTACATTAAGAAGAAAAACATTTCGGAGGTGTGCTATGAGAAGCATCGTTGACGAATGTATTGGAGAAAGAATCAGATACAGAAGAGAACAACTTGAATTATCTCAGGAAGAGCTAGCTAAAAAACTAGGTTATAAAAGTAGGAGCACAATAGCTCACATGGAAAATGGAGACGTTGACATAAACAGTCAGAAGATACAGGCACTGGCAAAAGCTCTTGAAACAACTTCCGCTTTCCTTCTGGGTTGGGAAGATGTAGACGAACAAGAAGCAAGGAAGATAAGATTCATGTCCAGATATGAAGAGCTGTCCGATCTGGAACAGGCAATGGTACGGAAGATCATGAACTGTGATGAGAGCTTTAATAAGCTTGGAGGAAAAGGATGAAAACGATAATAAGGACATTAACCGCCATCGTAATGTTAGTTGCAATGCGCCTGATCTTTTATTTGTCGAACATTACAGGTTTCGCAATAATACTTGTTTTTGTTACTCCGTTGCTCTTTCTGCCGCTTCTCAAGGATAAGGAAGATAAGAATTATCATAATGCGGTGAAGGAAGCGTTGTGCTCTTGCTTTATAGCAATAGTTTGCCATGTTTGGTTAATGACCTACATGTATACAGGCGATACAAAGAACACCTTTACCATGTTATTGCTATGGTTTGGAATATATGTTGTGATCTTTGATGAGAAATGAAAAACTTAAAGATAGTCAAAGATTTAGTCAAATATAGTCCAAGATTTAGTCCAAAGAAAAAGCCGCCCTGCATAACAGAACGGCTCTTCCTTGCAACAATCAATATTCACTTTAGTAACAAGACCATTATACCAAACAAAAAGAAAAGCGTCTAAGGTGGCAGCCCCAGACGCATCAGCAAAGCCTTACAACCAACACGATTGAAAGGATAGGAATAATATACCATGAAAGCAGTGAAATTACCATCCGGAAATTGGCGCATACAAGTCTACTTGGGAAAGACGAAAGACGGAAAGATAATAAGGAAGTCGTTTACCGGAGAAAATCGGAAACAGGTAGAAGCAGAAGCGCATCAGTTCTTAATCAGCCATGAAGAAGTGAACAGGTCGGATTCGTTCGGAGTGATGGCAGAACGATTCATAGAAGACCGCAGAGCCGTTTTAAGCCCTTCTACCATTAGAAGCTACATTCATATAGCCGAGCGGTTAAAAACGCGTTCTGTGTCATTCTGGGACGGTTCTGCATACTCAATATCGAAATATGATATGCAAGGCGTGATTGATCATCTTGTTGAGGATGGGCTGTCACCAAAAACAGTATTGAACTATCACGGATTTATATCCGCAGTATTAGACTATTCCGAAGCACCAAATCCGCAGGTACGTCTCCCTCAAAAGAAAAGGCCAAATCTCAACGTTCCAGATTCAGAAAAGATAAAATCTGTCCTGAGTGCCGCAAAGGATACGGAAATCGAGCTGCCGATCATGCTTGCCGCATTCGGGCCACTCCGAAGAGGTGAAATCTGTGCTCTGAAATGGTCTGACATTCAAGGTGATGTGATCCATGTTCAAAGGGATTGCGTCCTGTCTCCGGAGAAGAAGTGGGAATACAAGCTACCAAAAACACTGACATCTGACAGGTTCATAACGATGCCTGGATTCGTCATGGAGAAGCTGAAAGAGATTCCGAAAGCAGATCCAGATGGATTCATCTTTGACATGAACCCAAATCAGATCACGGACAAGTTTAGAAGGCTGCTAAAGAAGGAAGGGATAGAAGACTTCCGGTTCCATGATCTCCGGCATTTTTGCTGTTCTTATCTGCACGGAATGAATGTTCCGGATATATACATCATGCAGAGATCCGGTCACGCTACTACTGCTACACTGCGGCAGATATATACTCACACGCTACAAAACCAATCAGAGGAAGAAACAAAAAAGATCATTTCCGGTTTCAATTCCATAGCAAAATAAGTTTTCGGGTATGGCTAGAGATTCTAGCCATATTTTTTTGCTTCAATTTTGTGTGTCGTGTGCACTTTCGTGTGCACTTTTTCTGAAAAACGCTGAATTTCACGTTCCACAGTAGGAACACGGCGTTCCATTTGAGCATCAAAAAACCTTGTATTTTCAACGTTTACAACCGCTTTCGTTGAAAGTACAAGGTTCTTGAAAAGATGCCGCCAGCGGGAATCGAACCCGTAAGCAATATCCAAAAAACGTTCATTTTAAAGCATTTTTTAGATTTCGTGTGCACTGTCGTGTGCACTATTTTTTAGCCTTGCGATTGCTTTTAATATTAAGTTGTACTTTTTAGGGTATAAAACAGCCAAATCTTGCATGAGATCGTCCATGATTTCAAGCAGTTCGGTAACGTCTACATTAGAGCATAAAGACAAAAATTCACTGTCTGATACTATCTCAGGTAACACATTACTCTCACTGATAATAATCATGATTACATCTCCTTGTAAATATCCTGATATGCTTTGGCATCTGCCATCATGTCAACGTGCTTGTTCTGCATGTAAGAACAGAACTCCAATGCTCCTTCCGGAAGCGAGCCTTCTGCCATCCTTCGTTCCTTGATCTTCAGAACAGCTTCGTGAAGCATGGTTGCGTGCTTATACTCCTGCGTGCTGATCGTATACAGGGTTTCTGCAATGTCGGGCCATTTCTCCTTGATCTCTGCCGCCCACTTTGCATAATCCCTCGTGTCGTCCAGTTCATCCGTAATCTGTTCCATGAACTTTTCAATCTGTTTCATAGTCCACCTCACGCAAGCTTAACGATGCATCCGGATACAAGCGTTACCGTTCCGGTTCCTTCTCCACTGATAAGAAGCTGAATCTGTGTCGGCTCCTGACAGCAACATGTTGCAAGGTAACGGATCGTTCTTGTCTCCATGATGGAATTACCAATCGGTACGGTCTCAGAACGCTGAGATTCGGGCAATACAGTCCCGTTCTTTGCAAGGGCAAGATTTACTATGCCTGCTGCTGTCTGTGCGATATTAACGGCAATCTCGATCTCATACAAACCGCCGTGGTCAATCTGGATTGCGGTTGGAAGCACGTTTACGGAAGCTCCGGTATCAGTAACCTCAGTTCCAAGCAGGGACAGCGGTGCCGCAGTGGCTCCGATTGTCTGGGACGTTGTGCAGTAGAACTGAGAGCTGGATTTATAATGCGGATTTTTAAGGCAGTTACAGTTTGCCATATTCTTTCTCCTTTTTGAAAAACGCCCCACCGCCGAAGCGGCAGGGCTTACAGTTAGTTGTAGTTGCCGCAGCACGGAGACGGATTGTACGGATACACTCCGTATGCGTAGGGATTCGTTCTCGGAATCCCACACATAGCCGCCTGAAGCTGAAGCTGATTGATCTGGTTCTGCATGTCTGCCATGCGGTTTCCTGCGATTGCGTCAAGCACCTTCTGAACCTGTGCAGTGGTGTTCTGATTGATCGAAGCAGTGTTAATAGCACCTTCGTACTTCACACCGTCAATCGCTCTCTGTGTCTCACAGCAACACTTCTGCATGTCCGTGAAGCCAGTATTAACCGCTGTTTCAAGGTCTCTAATCTCTCCAAGCGTGTTATAGTTGGCATCCTTGACTGCTCCGGTTGTGTCATACACACCCTGTCTTACTGCGTCCGTGATCTCGTTGTTCTGCCGCTCAAGAGCTGCAAAATCAGTGGATCTCTGGACATCTCCAACGGTTGCTCCGCGATCTCCGGTTTTCCCGCCGAAAAGACCGCCACCACCTCCGATTGCAAGCAGGATCAGCAGTGCAAAGATCCACATACCGCCGCCGCAACCACCGGCACCTTCGTTTCCCATTACGGCCGCCATATCAGCCGGGGACATTGTTCCATCCATAATTTACCTCCTTATGGAATCAATCCGGGCCGATAAGACCGTTTATAGATAACCTGATCGGGTTATTTCATGTTAAGCATTGATAAAATTGTGTTCGGATTTATGCCCATTTCTTTACACTTGGCATAAAATAAATCTTTAGGTGATCCGCTTCCGACCATTTGAAGAACCTGTTGCAGTATGTTCGGGTTGCTTGCCATCTTCTGCGCCTGTTTCATCGCTTTCTGCAAGTCCTGTTGGTTTGAGTTGTTCGGAAATAGCGTGCTGGACATTCTCTATAGACCTCCGCAGTTCATCAAATTCGGAACGGGTAATTACATCATTAGGAGTAGGAATTTTGACAAGATCGAACGTATATTTTATTCTTGACTTGCCCGTGAAATCCCCTTCATTGGTTACGATGTACACCCGGTCGGTCTGGTCATCGAAGACCGCCGCTGTTGATTCGGGCGGCAATCTCGTTTCTGTTGCTCCGCTTGCACCGGAACAATGCAACAGGCTGATCGGTCTTTGCATCGGATTGTAATACGGGGGATAGTACATATCATTTCTTGCCATAATTCCCACCTCCTGAGTGCATTTTAAGATTCTGCGTACATTAGTCATGTGTGCAGATCGTCTATTTTGACACGGAATATCGTGTTAAAAATCAAAAGAGAGGAGGATTTTAATATGAGCAGGGTAGTATCTGATGCATTGGTCGGTATACTTCATAAATCAAGGGTTTCGGCCGGCATCAGTCAGCGAAGTTTAGCAAAATCTATGCATCACTCCGTTTCAACTATCCAAGCGTGGGAATACGGAACCGCAAACCCACCGTTTGAAGATGTGGTTGAATGGCTTGATATGTGCGGTGTAAACCCTCTCAGATACTATCTGGAATACCTTCATCCAGATCCAGATTCCAGTGAAAGCACAAAGGCTTCTGTGCAGTATATCCGCGATGCTGTTGTTCGGTATTTCAAAAACATAGCTCCGGATTCAGAGATAAGAAGGCTCGCCTTCTGTTTGTTTGGCGGGACTGGTTCGTCATGGAACGGACAGGTTGATGAGCTGTGCGCATTGAATCACTTACAGATCAAAGAGAGAATTGATGTTGCAGAGCTGATCTTTAGTAAGTACACAGTAGCTAATTCGACAGGAAGCATTCGTCAACCGGAAGCTGTTCTGCCAGACATAAAGAATTTTCGTGCTGCCATTGATTCATGTTACAAGGCTGTTGCAAACGGAAAAGATGAATACACGGTATAAGAAAACACCCCACTGGTTTTCCAGTGAGGTGTTCTTTTTTAGTATGGATTCTTCCAGTTCTTGTTGGCGAACGCGCTGAACATTGCTCGTTTCTGTTCCGCTGTGAGGTTCTGACTGTTGATGTAGTCCACAACCTCTTTCTTTTTCAGGTTGCCGTTTCGGTCTGAATCCATCGTCTGATAGATAAGTTTGAAGTTTTCCTCAGACTTGCTAAGCCCCGGAATCTTTGCCGATGAATATTTGCTGTATCTGCTTTCGTAGTTCCTGTTAGCCCAATAGCCGGCATTTACTACGGCACTGTCAGCAGATTCACCTTTTTTGATTGCGGCGATAGCCTTGTCCTTGTTCTTTCGCACTTCCGAAAGTTTACTGGAAATATCCGGAACAGTTTCGGCGCTTTTCGTGCTTGCCTTCGTGGATGCCTTCGGAAGCCCAACTTCATCAGGGCCGGGAATTGTAACGGCTTTCCCTGTTCCGGTCTTTGTGGTGTTCTTGTTCTGGTATACCCACTTCCCACTCTGCTTCTTATACGTTCCGTTCTGGTATTCGGATGCCTGAGAAGCCAGTTCTTTAGCCTGCGCAGGATTTTTCTTTTCAACGGCGTTCAAGTAGTCGATTACGTTGTCAATCGAAGCCTTACCTTCGCTGTTGCTTGCCTGTACTGCACTTGTGAAAGAACTCTTTTCGGATGATCCAATCATGGATTCAATAACCGCTTCTGCTCCACCGTTTTTATAGGCTTCTGAGAGCTTAGAATTGCTTGAGGAAGCACTTCCACCGTACTCTGCCGCAGTGTTCGACTTAGAGAACTTATAGATCTTCTGAAGGATATCTGCTTTATCTGTATCGCTCAGATCGTCATATTTTCCGCTTGTAAGAAGCTCTTTTGCAAGCTCCGCGCTCGTTGTTCCCTTGTCGATCTGGTACTGTGTCCAGTCCTTTTCTGACAGCTTTTCGCCGCCGATCTTGGCTTCACTCGTAGCCGTATACGGGAACAGGTTGTCCGCATCTTCCGCAGACATTTCCCCGTTGGAAACAAGGCGTTCTTTTAATTCTCTGATCTTGTTGTCGAGATCCGTGCTCTTGTCTGCTGATAACTTTGTAGGCGTAGCAAGGTTAGCAACACCTCTTCCGACTGCGTTTGCTACCTTGTTGTCAGTGTAGGCATCCACGCCGACACTGTTCTGCTTCTTTACGTTGCCCCAAGCATCAATAGCCGGTTGCAGTTTCAGCTTGTTAAGAACGGGGATGTTGTTTTTATCAGCCCAATCTCCAACCTGCTGTAAGCCAGGTATTTTTGTTTCAAGGTATTTTGCTGTGCTTTCAACCTCTTTCCCTACTCCGGTTTTGCTTGAGTAGGAACTTCTCTGTGTATCATCAACGGTAGAGTTGATCGCTCTGCCAAGTGTAGGAAGGAACTGCCCTGCATAGCTTTCCGCTACGGCTTTACCAACGGAAGTGATTCCGCTTTCATCCTGATCTGCATACTTTACGGACTCTAGGATGTTGTTTATTCCCATGAGCATCGTGGTCTCAACAAGGCTTGATGCAGAACTTGAGATGGCCTTTATAATAGCCGTTTTAAAGTCCTCTTCATTTTTGAATGATTCTTGGAACGTTGCGCCTGCTATAAGCGGATACGCTGCCGGAGCAAGGTCTGAAAGATCAATACTGTGGTTGCCAATATACAACGCACCGTTCTGCACGCCGGTTCTTGTGTCTGTGTTCTTTTCTTTTGTCCCTTTGTTGGAACCGATACGGATAATACCCTCGTTGGCAAGAATACCTCCAACAACATACATTGTTGTTCCGGTTGTTGCTTTTGCCATGTCATCAATGAACTTTGCCGCATCAATTTCGCCACGATGGAGCTTATATGCGTCAGCAAAGGCATACAAATATTCTGCCGGACTGTATTGCAGGCATGATTTTAACACGTTGATTGGTGTCTTTTTGAATGGAACTGTTGCATCAATGAGTGTACCGGCCGCTTTATCTCCAATGTTTCCATTCTTTAACATTGTGGCAAAGTTTGTAAGCCCGGACGCAGGCTTGCTGTCCTGATGGAACGCTGCTTCCTCTGCCTGATGAACAGCATAATCACTTGCCATAGACAGGAAGTCTTTTGCTTCCTGTGATGTATCAGAAAAGATTGAAACGTCTTTCCCGTTTGCCTTCACATAACGGGCAAGAGCATTCTGATACTTGTTCATCATTGCTTTCTGATCTGCTTTATCCAACGATTCTGTTGTTAAGTCAGACAGCCTTTGAATAAACTTTCCGACCTTTCCGTTTCCAAAGGTTGAAAGTGCCTTGTCCAGTTCCACTCCCGGATTCGTGTATTTGTTTCCAGACAGTGCCCTTGCGGCGTATTCTTCACCATATTCTTTTGCAGCGGAAACAAGTCTGCTATCGCTCTCACTAAGCGGATTCAGAATGGATTTTGTCCTCTGTATTCCTTTGCCACCGGACGCCTTGTTCGCACGATCAACGGAAGTCTCAATGAGCGCACCAATATCGTCTTTAAGGTTTGTGAGCTTGCCGAACAGTACGTTTCCTGCGATGTTTTTTACCTGCGTCTTCGGATTTCCAAGCATCATAAGATAACGGAAAGAATCTAACTTCTGCCCGAACGATGCACCTTTATATCCCGGCTGAGACTGGATATCTTTAGCAAGTACGCTGTATGCTTCCTGCTCAAGATCCATGTACTTTCTGGAATTGTAACCATGCTTCTGTGCTTCATCGAAAAGCATTGTCGCTTTGTCGATTGCTTCCGAAGAAACACCGCCGTATCCGGTCATCTGCATTTCAAGAAAATCCTGAATGCCGTTCCAGTCTTTGTCTTTCAGAACAGAATCCGTAAGGTTCTGAATCTGTTTGTCTGTAAACTTTCCTTTAAGCTGAGAGTAACCGTCAAGGGCTTTCTTCACTTCCTGCCATGCAAGCTGATTGTCTGACGTTGTTTCCATCTTTCCATCAAGCATCTTCTTGAGCATTTCAGAAATCTTCTGTGATGCATCGTCAATCTGACTATGCTCTTTAGGAGAAAGTGCTTCATCGCGAAGGCGTTTCATTGTTCCGTCAGCAGACATCAGCGCACCGTCAATGTTGTTTCTCCATTTCGCGTTTGCCTGCAACGTCTGAGCGTTATAGTGCTGCGCATCCGTAAGATTACGTGCAATGCTGGAAGCCTGTCTTCTAAGGCTCTCTGCTTCTGCCGGATCGGTTGCGTTCTTTGCCATCTGATTCAGCTTTCCATAAGCAATGTGCATTGCATCAACATCAGACGATCCGAGGGCCTTGAGCTGATCTTTTCCCATGGAAGAAGAATATTTCTGAACAAATGCCCTCGGATTGCTATCATAGATTGCCTTACCAGTTTCAAAGGATTCCTTCTCCGAAACAGTGAAGTGGCGTGTCTGTTCGTCAAGGCCCTTCACATACTGCTCATCCGTGGCAAGACCGGAATTTTTGATAGTGTTGGTATAGCCTTTTCCAATATAGCCTTCGTTGTCCGTCTTGCTCTTACGCTTCGACATGCGTTCCGACATAAGGTCTACTGCATCTTCCGGATCAACTTCCTTTTCTGCCGTTCCGGGTGTGGTATACACCTTGCCATTGTCTATATCGGGGATGTCGTTTGCCTTACCTTCGGCTTTTTTTACATCATTAACAAGCTGATCAAACGCATTTTGTCCGCGCTTGTTCAACTCATCAACGTTTGTATCCTTTTTTGCCCCATCGTTAATAGAAATAGAGGGAATCTCTTCCTTTTTTGCGACTTTTGAAACTGATTTTGTATCAGAGGGAACCTTACTTGTAATAGTATCGCTCTTTGGAACATCCATATCGGATGCCATTGTTACATCGCGCCCAAGAATCTCACTGATTCTCTTGTTCGGATTCCAATCGGAACCGTCTTTGATGGAAGGAATTTCCTTGCTTTCCCCTACCGCTTTTTTGACCGGCTCTCCTGCATAAGCATCCGGATTATAAACCTCGTTGGACTTCTGTACACGGTGTTTCTGATAGTTCCAAATGTTGTTTGAAGAACCGGACACAGAACGAAGATTGATATCGTTTGCGTCAAAGCCATCAATGTTGTCCTTTGCGTACTTTTTCAAGTCCTTCATTGCGCTTTGATAGTTATCAATTGCTTCGCCGGCAACACCATATTTGCCATTACCAACAGCATCATCAATGTCGTTTACGGCGCGTTTTGCTTTCGTCAACAGTTCCCTGACGGTTTCGTCTTGCACGCCGTACTTTTCCTCAAACTTATCCACATTCTTCTGCAAATTTGACAAGGATGTGTAAGGATCAATTGGCTTTTTCCCGTTGTATTCTCCGAGATAAATTTTCTCGTCTCCGGCAAGGTCAGACGTTCCAACATCCTTATAAATCTGTCCGAACTTATGATCTGAAGATGCAGATTCGGTACCGTTTTTCATGCTGGATACATACCTGAGATATCCGGGTTCAATGGTTTCTGCCATGTTGTCAATCTCGTCTGCAAGGTCTGGACGAACCTGTTTCATCTTATTAACGGTTCTATCCATTTCTGCATACGTTGGCATTGTTACAACTTCGGCATACGGATCGTCTCTGTTTATTCCGTAGCGTCTTATCATCGCATCGGTGTTTGCTTGCTGTTCAAGCTGTTTCATTCCGCTTTCCCACTGGTTCTGTTTTGCGGCAGAAACAATGGAACCGGCCTGTTCGTCCGGATACTGTGCGTTCTGAGCCTTGTTAATGAAATTGTTTCTTCCAGTCTGAACGTTCTCCTTCCCTCTGGTTTCGTTCATGTACTGGCTGAGAATGTCCGATGCTTCCTTGTTCGCATCCTCCGGAGACTGAACAGCCACCCGTTTTCTTGCAAGCTCATCAGAAAGCATTCTACGCGCTTCTTCTGCGGCATCCTCGTTACTCTGATAGTTGAGATCCGCCGTATTGACGTTAAGCCCTGCGTTCTTTGCAATATTAGAAACTGCATCCTCCGCAGTCTGTCCCTTGCTCAAAAGGTTATTAAGTGCATCAGAAATAGAAGGAATAACACCGCTCTGAATTGTGTTCATTCCCATGTTCATAGCAAGGTTGTTCATCTGGTTTGCAGACACATCATTAACAAGCCGTCCTGCGTCTCCGTCATACTTGCCTGCTGATGCGTTATCCATAATTGTTGGGATCGTATCAAACGCGGTATCTGCCGCCTGTCCGACAATCACGTCCGCAAGCTGTTCTGTTAGTTTCTTCCCGGCAACTCCTTTTGCAGTGTTGGCAATGCTTGCCGTATTCAAACCGAGCTTTTTGTTCATCGTGTTTGAAATAGCTGGAGTTAATCCGGCGGCATTAGCAAGCTGATTGAACAGCGCATACTGTGCGCCTTTTCCGGCCATTGTCCCCGCAACATTTGCAATGCCGTTCTGCTTTTTTGCTGTGTTCTGTGTTGTCTGCAATTTCTGGGAGAGTTTGTCCCCTGCGTTATCTTCTCCCATCAGTTTGCCAATAGCGTTTCCGACACCTTGCACCATTCTCTTCGTTGTAGAAAAGGCGTTTGCAAGACCGCTCATAAACGATGCTCCGGCAGATGTTGCATTTTTGAGTGCTGTGTAGGTGTTCATTTCATCATCAGAAACACTCTTCCCTTTTAGGGTTGCTTCTCTGATCTTATTTTCATAGTGCTTCGCAAGTGTTTTAGCTTCGCTTTTCTGTGACTTTGTAAGTTTTCCGTTCTGTGCAGCAGAAACAAGGTTCTGTGCCGTAGAAAGTGTCTGATCGTTGTTCGGCTTTGCAGTTACGTTAAGCACTTTCCCACTCTTTGCAACTGGATTTTCAAGTGCCTGATTTGCCAATTTGAGTTTAGCGGCGCGTTCGTTGAACTTTGCTTTGTTGTATTTCTCTGTAGCCTTCTTGAAAGCCTCGTTATCCGCAGACGTATCCTGCAATCCCCTGATCTTCTGCTGAATGGCGTCAACCTGTTCATAATGCCCGGTCTTCTGTGAGATCTTCTTTGCTTTTGCAAGGCTATTCTGCAAGGACTGCAACTTTTGACTGTTCTGGTCAATTTTCTTCTGTTCAGTTTCCAGTTTCTTTTTTGCGGTCTGTGTTGCTACCTGAGCCTGCTTATAGGCAGACTGAGCCTTTTTGACCTGCTTAGATGTGCGCTGTGTGGTCTGCTGAACTGGCTGTTGTGTTTCCGCTTTCTTTTCGGTCAGTGCGGCATAGTCGGAATCCCTCTGGTTTAAGACAGACTGTGCCTTCTTTGCGAGTTCTGGATCGTTGTTGAGCTGGTTGAGAAGCGCGGTTTCATCGCCACCTCCTGCGTCAGCCATGATCTTGGCAATTGCCTCGTTAGAATAGCCCTGTGCGCTAGTCTGTGCCGGTTTCTGTGCGTTTTCTGTGGTCTGTGGCTGATTGCCTGCAAGAGAAGGAATCGCACTCTGTAACGTCCTCTGGACAGCTTCATCGTAGTCTGTCTTTCCGGTTTGACTGGTGTAGTCAGTGTTCCTCTGATTGAGAAGCTGTCTTGCTTTGTCAACCATAGAGGAATCGCCGTTCAGTTTGGACAGAATGTCAGCAACATTCTTGCTTTGTTCTTCCTGAGACTGTGCTTTCTGGTCTTTCACCATGTTTGCAATGTTGATCTGCTTTGCAAGATCTTCGTTGCTCATGTTCTTCACAGAATCCATAAGCGAAGGAATCCGCTGATCCTGTGTGGTTAAAGTCTGTCTGTATCCAGAACCGGCAGAACCGCCGGAAGGAAGATCCTGCGGTGTGTTCTGCTGTTCACTGAGCCACTGCTGATATTCTTTCATCAAAGAATCTGCCGTAATTCCACCAGACTGCTGAGGTGCCTGCTGAACAGGCTGATATGCGGATGCCGGAACGGTATATCCTGCCTTCTTCGCTCCTTTGATAAGAGATTCAGCCGTGTTATTTGCATAAAGCGATCTCATTTGCATCTTTTCCATGCGCTTCTGCATTGTGTTCTGCTGACTGATTGCCGCTTTTACTGCCTGCAAGTCTCTGTTTACCATAGATTTCTCCTGTAAAAAAAATGAGGGGCCGAAGCCCCTCACATATTGTTATGCAACACCGAGCATATTAAGCGTCTGTGCAAGGCTCTGAGCGTTTGCACCTCTCTGAAGTGCCGCGAATGCCATTCTCTTTAACTGACTGGAATTAGCCCCATTAAGTGCCTGCTGTTGTAACAGCTTCGCATAGTTCGTAGACGTGTCTCCTGTCTGTGCCTGCTGAATCTGTGCAAGTGCATAAGGATTATTCGCTTCCGTAGGATCAAACGAGAAGCTAGCCTGATTGTTCTGCAATGCATTGAGCGCAGATATATAAGCATCATTGCTTGGAGCAATGTAGGCCATGTTGTCAGAATACGCTGTCTGGTAGTTTGCAAGCGCATCCTGCGCTGCGTTCTCAAGCTGCATCCTCTGCAAATCCAGACTGGACAAGGCATTGTTGTACTGCTGAATAGCCTGTGAAATATTGGTATTGAACATCTGCTCCAGATCCGCAAGAGATCTGTTTCTCTGTGTGTTCACATCTGTTCTTGCGTTTCCGTAGTTGTTGGAAAGAGAAGCAAGAGTGGATTCGTTTGCACCACCAGACAGTCCCTGTGCTGTCATGTTCTGTCTAAGGTTCTTTTTCTGGAGCATCGCATTGATGTATGCCTGTCTCAAAGAATCGTCTGCGTCTGCGTTGATATTCTTGTTGGAATAATCCCTGGATTCAGTGAGCTGTCTTCTTGTCTCGTTCAGATTGTTATCGAGGTTTCCCCTTGCGCTGTCGTAAGCTCTGGAAATGTTATCCATCTTACGGTTATAGGCTTCCTCTGCCTGTGCTCTGATTCCTGCAAGGTACTGAGAATAGATATCGGACAAGCTGGGGCCGGTATAACCGGAAGACTGGTTGTATCCTGCTCCTGCCGCTCCACCGGATGCCCCGTTATTGATTGCACCACCTGTGCTTGATGTTCCACCGCCACCACCACCGCCAGACGGTCTTCTTGACGAATGCGATCCACCACCGGAGTATGCCTTGTTTGCCGCTTCGTTCTGTGCGGCAGTTCTGTTGGAGACGATATAGCGTTCTCCGGTCTGATTGTTCTTTACTACTTTGCTTTTCCCACTTACCGCGCCTCCGGTAATTGTTTCTACACGCATATATCCTCCTTACCTCAAGAGTCTTTCCCATGTTCCTTTTCCACACTTGATGTTGTGGATGGAACAGTCATAATCTGCCAATGCTTTTTCTGTTTTGGCTCCGAAGATTCCGTCTGCTGAACAAGGGAATCCTTCTGCATTTAAGAGCTGTTGTAAGAAGCGGACAACCTCTCCGCGATCCCCATACTTCACATCACAGAGATCATAAGAGCCAACCTTATAGGTTTCTGCGGTATAGGTTCCTGCGGTTGCGGCTGCTTCGGTCTTCTTCGTAGTGGATGCCATTCTCTGCCACTCTTCCTTTGTCAGATATGCTTTGTTAAGGTCAAGGTTTCCGGCCCATCCGGTTAATCGTCCCGTTGACGAATACTGGAATATCGTGCATGACTTCCATGCGCCGTATCCACCTCGATCAGTCCACGGGAACACCTTGTATCCGGTTGGTAAACTGTTTCCGTACTGTGCCACCCACAAAGGATACAGGCCGGCAACATTACTCCAGTTGAAAGCACGGCAGACAGATTTGCTCATGTAAATGAACGGAGTAACGCAGGTTCTGCTTCTGACATACTCAAGCCATTTATGCGCATAAGCCACATTTGAGAAATTGGCGTTGTCACCCTTCTCCCAATCAAGGCAGAGAATTGCTCTTCCGACAGCAGTTCCAATTGTGTTTAAGAAATGATCTGCTTCAGCGATAGCACCGCCAGAAGATGCATAGTGATATACGCCGACAAGTTTTCCCGCGTTGATTGCCTGTTCGTATGCTCTCCTGAAATCCGGATTAACATACTTTGTTCCCTGCGTTGCCTTAATGATTACGAAATCACAAGGAACGGCAGTGAGGTCAATTCTTTTCTGATACGATGCAATATCAATTCCGTTTAATGCCATCGGTTATCCCTTCTTGTACTGCACCGTAGAAACCATCAGAACAGCACCGAGAAATGTTCCTACTGCCGTGATGGTCTGTGCAACAGCGTCCGTCATTGGCATACCCCACAGAGGGCCTACGGTTGCTACAAACGTAGATGCTGCCGGGAGAACAATGATTGCTACCCATTTCAGAATGTCATATACCTTATTACTCATTTCTTTCCTCTCCGTTCAGAATGAACTCTTGAAACCTGTTTATTGCTGACTTCAATGCTTCCTTGTCCGATGCTCCAATCATGAAATTGCCAAGTGCAAGCATGTAACGTGAAAAAGCAATATTTGACCCCTCAAGATGATCAAGACGTGCTTTGTCGTTTGACAGGTATTTGTCGTAATCATCGAACTTCTTGTCGTGTCGTTTTAACCACGCTTCGTGTTCGTTTAATCTTGCGTCTTGTGTCTTGTTTGGTTTTCTCATACGCTCTATCACCTTCGCAATTACGGCGATAGCTGCGGCAACGGCAGTGATCGTTCCACAAACAGCCATGATCGCCGTATACATTTCGGATGGAGTGATCGTTATTGGTCTATCCATTCACCTTTTCTCCTGTCTGATAACTGCTCAGACAGGCAGTTATCCTTATACTCACATCATAGAAGCTTCAAAACGTTTGTAAAATTATGCAAAAAAAAAGCACCCCCGTTTCCGAGAGTGCCATAAAAGCTGTTTGATATCAGTACAACATTGTCGATGAGTTAATGCTCCACACGTTTATATTCCCAACCCCATACTTTGTAACAAGTTGATCCAGGCTCATGGTATTAAAATCACTTACTACTTCCGGTGTATCGCTAAAAGAGTTCTGCGATAATTGTACTGAGCAAAGATTTCCAAATTGGTTATAAGGAACAACAAACTGCACACCGATAGTTTGAGCTGTATGTGGAGCTATCGCAACAGCCCCCATGACCATAGAAGTTGTCGGGTACACGTTGCCGGCAGCATCCGTTAGCATAAATGGGTCAGGATACCAAACGGCAGCGCTGTTGTTCTGAATGACAAACGGATAATTCACCGTTGCCGCACTGTGGTCTGCATTGAGCTTGAACGAAATCTGGTTTGTAACGAACGATAGATTTATTCCTAGTGCATTGGAAATCGTGGAAAGCTGAGGGTTTGCAATCGCGTATTGCCATGCGGCCTGATTCTGTGCGTCATACTGCCTACGGGCATACTCCGTTGCTCTTGCCGCAAACTCTGCAAACGTCATCGGTCTATAGGTCGGTTGAATGTTATAAGTGGTTGTGTATCCACCAAAAACATTCGGCACACTGGTTGCTGTGATGGTCTGTGCATTCGCTGTGATTGGAAGTGCCAGTGAAAGAGCTGTCAGAATCGCCGTAAAGGTTGCTATCATTTTTTTCATCTTGTTACCCCCTTCTGCTTGGTGCAGTGTGTAAATAATGATAGCACTTCTTTTAGGCATAATAAATCCCCGGCAATAGCCGGGGATCTTGTTAATAACAGATTATATTGATTTCCATATTGCTTCCTGTCGTGCTCAGTTTAACCGTGACAGTGGTGTTGTCATGACTCACCGTGGCACTCTTTGTCTCGATTCCCTGTCCGCAGTTCCCACAGTATGCGACACTGCGCGACGTATCGCGCACAAAAAGCACCCATCTGGCTCTGTTTACAAAGTCATCGTATGACTTAAAGTGCTTGCTATAGTCATAGGTGGCCGTTGCTCCGCTTATCGCAAACTTGTCTTCCACCATTTTGTTGCTACCCCCCCCCGACACGGATAAAATGGCATATTGTCCTCCTTATTCTGCTTCGATGATTTCGATTCCTGCCGACATCGTAATATTTCCGTTGACAATCGTAATAGTTGAGTAATCTCCGGTCATATCTGTAATGTCTACAACATATGTTGTAGTAGTTCCGCTTGCCTCTTTACTAACAGTAGTCAATGTGCAGTTTTTACCAGTTAAATTAAAACCTGAACCTTGCTGATGCCGGTAATAAATCTGTGCTCTAAGTCGTTTGTACTTTTTAGCTTTTTCGCTTATACGATAAATATAAATGTACGTATTTGCAGCACTTGCCGTCCAATGCAGATCTCCGAAATAAATATTCAGATCATAATCATGCGGCATACCGCTAGCCGATTCGTATTCTGATATCTGTCCATAAGTTATTGATGGAAGATTCTTCCCACCCCCACGACATGGATAGAAGCTCATTATGTCAGCTCCTCTCCGAAGAGTAACAGGTACTGCTCTCTCACTGCATCACGATACTGCTCATCTACGTCCTCGATGGTCTTAGACCAACGATAGATGCATCTTGCTAAAATCCTTGCTTTTGCTTTAGACATTGCTGATCTCCTTTAGTTCAATTCATATACTGTTGTATTTTGATAGTCGATGCCACCGCTCATCTTCACTGTAACTGATATACCAGTGGCAACGACAACCGCTGATAGTAATGTTGCGTAGTACGTCGTGTTCATCATATCCTTTTCTTGATACAATATCTCGCAATCGGAATAACTTGCTTTCACGCTAGATGATCCATTAAATTCAAGAATCGTTATGGAATATGCTTTTCCTTTTTGCGTTGTGAAAGTATGAGTGTCTTTTTTCTGTGTACTATTTTCATACACTTTTGTAGCACTTTTCAGTTTATTACCCCCCCCCACACGGCACGGATAGAATGGCATATTGGTAACCTCCTTAGATCAGTTCTGCTACTGTGTCTTCCAGATCAGACAATCTCTGGTTGACGATCTCATCGTTGGTGTAGGCTCTGGTGGTGAAGCGAGCCACGATAGCTCCATCGGCAGCAAGCTCTACCTGTGCTCCTGTATATACCACTCCGGTGACAGGCTCACCATCAAAAGTTCCACCGATGAGGTTGTCCGCTACTTCGAACTGTGCCTTGATAAAATCCAGGTCAGCAAAAGCTGTGCAGTCATACACCAGCGTATTGATGGTGGACGTGTCTCTGAAATCAAATGTTTTCCCGTTCTTAAACTTGAGTGTCTTCATGCTTTTTCTCCTTTTAATTTCTTACCGTGATGCACACGTCAAAAGATGAACTCTGTGCATCAAATGTCACTGTGCAAACGCCTGCGGATGCAGTCATGTTGGATGGTGAGATGTTCGGTATGGTTGCATACGGCTCGATCAAAGAATCCTTCGTGATACTCGCATCTTTGAAAGTCAGCGTCCCTCCGGAAGCTGTGAGAGACTGTGCCGGAAGCCTTTTCAGCGAGTATCCTAAAAGAGCTTTTGCAAGATTCTCCGCCGTGATGCTCTTCGTCCCGTTTTCACCATCCAGCAGCATCTTTTCGGAGGTTCCGATGGTAGATACTGCCGTATAGTCTTTTATTCTGCTCATAAATCACCTTATCCAATCGTTACCGTCTGACCGCCCGATGGGTTATCCGCTCTTGCTACCGGAATTGCAGAAACAACAACCTGTGAAAGATAGTTATATCCAGCGTCCGGAGTGACCGTTTTCTGCGCAAGAGAAGGCGTTACCGTCTTTGCCTGCGCCTTTGCTCCCTCTGTTCCAGACATTGTTCCGGTTACTCCAAGAATGGTAACTCCCTGCCTAATATTCGAAGCAATCAGCTTTTTCTGTTCTGTTGCAGAAATCGCAACCTTTCCAGAACCATCATGATATCCAACCGGAACAGAATAGGCTCCTGCTACTGTTGAAATCTCACCGGAGACAGCCCCGTTGTTTTTCATGGTTCCGGTTACTTTTGCGCCTTTTACATAAGCGGTTTTACCGGAAAGAATTTCCGCTGCCGCAGCCGTTGCGTCTTCCGTTGTTGCATCCTTTGTGTTTGTACCAGTGATCGCCGCACCAGACTTGTCATGCGCTGTTACTCCTTTTTTGAGATCTTCGGCGGTGATTGTGTCGGCAGTAAGGTCTATCAGTACCTCATCGCCGAGAACTACTTTTCCAATCTTTTTTGTTTCTGCCATCTTTTACTCCTTACATATTGTTACTGTGTACCCGCCAGATTCATTCGACACCATATAGACAGGAACCTCGTGAACCGTAACATCTTTTCGCATTGTTTTATTCGCTGTTGGCAAAGTCTGATCCTTGCTGAGCATTGGTATTACTTCGTATTCTCCCTCGTAGGGATTGTTGCCTGTGCCTTCACAGTTGAAAAACGTTGCCATTGCTACACCATTTTGTACTTTCTTATCCCCGTTATCCGACTTCCAGAACTGTCCATAACAGCGTTCCCACTGGAATCTGTAATCGAATCTGTAAGCTCCATGCTGTCCTGGAAATTCGAAAACAGAGTTCCTGTAATCTTTGCTCCGCTTTTGTCGTGTGCGGTTACTCCGGCCAGAACAGATTCAGCCTTGACCGTATCCGAAGTAAGATCAATCAGGACGGTTCCGTTTGCCAATGCTACTTTGTTTACGGTTGCCATTATTCCTTCCTCACTGTCACACAGACATCAAACGCCTTCTCTTGAGCACCAAACGTAACTGTCAGTGTTGTTCCTGTTACAGAGTAAATTTCCGGAGATATGTTAGGAATCGTTGCGTATACTTCGATCAATGACGTATCTGTGATGGAATCATCCGTGAATGTGAGAGATCCTCCTGCGGCAGTAAGAGATTGCGCCGGAAGCCTTATGGATGTTTTCTTATCAACGTTTGAGATAAGAAGTTTAAGGTCTCTCTCTACGGTCTCAATAAGACGTTTCAGTGATGCTAGGAATTTTTTTGTTTTACCAGAAATTACTCCGGCTGTTTCTCCGGAAAAAATTTCCGGATACTCTTCCACCGCTTCTACAACCGTTCCAATCGGTACGTTTGTTGCATCGCCTGCGGTCTCTTCCAATGCGGTCAAGGATGCTTCTACCGTTGAATCTCCGCGTTTAATCTGCTCAGACTTATAATCACCGTCTGCCGGAACTACAAAACCAGAACGTCCATTAAAGGAAAGAACGCCTCCTCCTGCCGCAGCTCCCGCAATGGAAGCCCAATACTTCGCATTGTTTACATCCTCGTCTTCTCTTTTTCCGGTTCCACCTGTCGCCCACGACTTAGACAATGTGGCTGAATCAGAAGCATCGTCCGCAGAATCAGCAGCAGATAGTGCAGAGTCCGATGCATTTTGTACAGATGTCTTTATAGACGCCACCGCACGTTCTGTATCAGCTTTAAGCTGAACCGTTGCATTCTTTGCGTCCTCTGCTTCTTTCGCTGCGTCCTTTGCCGCTGAGGTGTTTGTTGTAATCTCTTGTGCTATCTGTTTTGTGTTGTCTTCACTGGCTGCGGCGTTCTTTGCAGAAGACGCTGCCTTGTCTGCATACGCTTTTGCAGAAGACGCTGCACCCTGATTGAAATGTCCTACCGGAACCTTATATGTTTTTGTTCCATCGTCCAACGGAATCAGCAGACTGTCCGTTACTTCAGCGGTATACTCTGTGAGTTCCGATATTTTAATTGTGTCTGCCATCGTTGCTCCTTTACTTGATAATCATCAGTCTGCATTCAAACGGAACGTTCCACTGCCCGAAGGTGACGGTTGCAGTGTTGCCTTTTACCGTCATGTCTGTAGGCGTTACTCCATAAACAGTTGTCTGTGGAATTACTGTCTTGTTCTCTTCGCCAAGTGCTTCGTTCTCAAACGTGATTGTTCCTCCGTTTGCTCCGACAATCTTTGCTTCCGTGAACCTGATCCTGTCCATTGCGGCTTTTGCCATGTAGTAGGATGCTTCCAGATTTGTTCCTTTTTCGAAACCAACCGTTGTTCCGTTGATTAGCTTTTCTTCCTGCATTACGAAATCCTCTTGTATGCAGTCACAGAACCGGAAAACTCTATCTTTGTCCACTGACCGCCGAACTGGTCTGCCGGATCAACCGTTGATGTTGTGAAGTACACGGCTCCGACCGGATAAACGTTGTCAAGAACGATCTTCTTCCAGTTCAGATTACTGATATAGTTCGCAACCGCGCTCGATGTTGGAATTGCAGTAGTTGACGATACAAGCGTTGTCTGGATGGTCTTAATAGCCCCAAGAAGCGTTGCAACTTCGTCCCAGTTTTCCAAGGATGTTTCTGTGATCTTATCCAGCGTGTCCTTGTTTGCGTGAGAATGCTTGTCTCCGACTACATCTCTTGTCTTTGCCGCAATCGCATTTAGAACACTCTGGATGTTCTCAGACGCTTCAAATCCAGTCGGAACAGTTGCACCAATGTTGATTGCTCCGGTGTTTGCTTCCTCTTCGGTGATGTGCTTATTCAGTCCATCAATCGCAAGGTTTGCAAGCTCGTCCAGAACGGTCTGCATCTCATACGTTGACAACTGTGGTGTGTCTGATCTTCCGACATTTCCTTTTCCGTTTCTGTCTTCGTCTGTGATATGGGTAAATGCCATTTCAAAACCTCATTACTTGTGGTTGCCGCCTTGTGTGTACTCGACAGCAAAATCGTTCAATCCAAACGGCTCATTGACACGGTTGTTCTCAAACCGGAACCGAACGTGATCCAGTTTCTTCAGCCGGACTTTTGTTGACGATACCTTAGCCGTTGAATCTGTTGAATAGGTGAATTTGGAATAAGTAAGATGCTGATAACTGAAATACTTCAGTGTTGTAGCATCCTCTTTGATGCGCTCCCAGATTCCACGTCTCTGCGCCCATACTTCTACGGAAGAAACAATCTCCGGCATACACCGAATCGCAAGGTACCGGTAATTCTTGTTTTTGTAGAACAACTGTTCTGAAATGTCCGCAGTCTCCCAGATTGCACCGTATTCCTTGCCGTTGTCGTTGTATGATTCCAGTTCGTGCTTGTCTTTGTAAAACGCATATATCTTTCCATCTGTCGCTCCAAAGCAAAGCGTGTTGTCATACTCAAAGAACACGGAGGCCGGAACATCGTCCCAATAGAAACCGGCATACTGTCTGGTTGCATACGGCCTTGACTTATCCGTCTGCATTGGCTGTTGACCATCCAGAACATATACGTGGCTGTTCACTGCAAGCACATAGAAATCCTTGAAAGTAAATCCGTATGCTTCGTTCAGGTTCTCTTCTTCTGTCAGTTTTCCGTCCAGATAGTAGGATCTGTTCTGTGCATACTTCTCACCCGTGATATCCTGCGCTGTGATGGCGTATACGCCAAGTTTCGTAAGAAACAATGGTTCTGTTTCAAGATAAGCAAAACTGTAAGGAGAGACCGCCCCAACGCCTTGTAGCGTGTTTACCACCTTAAATGTAGGCTCGTCATCCGTGATATCACCTTCACGAATCAGAACAGCCTGCGACTGCTCGTTGCCGCCTTTAAATGCAGCCAGATAGTTGTTGATGATGGAATAACCAACAATCGCCGTACTGTCTGAACCGAGCTGTGAATAGTGCGTGTCTGCAAAATAAGTAGGATCGTACTGACCGGAAAACCAGTCATAACAAATGTATGTGAACAGCTCTCCGTCTTCATTTTCGCCCTTGTCCGGATTACCGGAAATGAACAGTCTGTCCTGTGCTCCGTTTACTCCAAACAGCGTTCCGAATGTGCAGTGATTTACTCTATCCGAGTATCCTTTAACCGTTCGGTATGCCTGAATCTTTACGTTGTCTTCTCCTGCAAGCGGCGTTTTTCCGGGTGCTGTTACAAAAGTTACCTTCCCCTTCGTTCTGTCAACCGTGAAGTCGGTTCCTTCTGTCTTTTCTATCCAGTCTCCATCACCATTAAGAAGCCACGCCTTGACCTTCGTATCGTCCAAAGGTGATTCCGTAGTGCCAAACGCAAGCTGAAATTCCTTCGTGCTTGCATGGTCAGCATCGCAGATAAACCATTCTTGCCACGCCGGCTGTAACAGGTTCAGTGCTTCGTAGTCTTTTCCACCGCCTTCCGGATTCTCTGAAATTCGCAGAGTAGGAATGTACGCGTTATCGCTCAGATCCTTCACCGTGAAGCCATCAAAGATAAGTGCTTTCTTTCCGTCCAGAATGATTAGTTTCTGAGACAGTTCAAGAGAAACAGAACGGTGCTGAGCCATACCGGAATAGATCATCGTGTCTTCATAATCTCCGGTTAAAAGCATGATGTTCTCTGCTTTGTCAGCGGTAACAACTTCCTTGTTATCTGCGGCCCATTTACGGCCTTTTGGTGCAGACAGGTTATAAAGTTTGTCTCCTGCATGAATCAGCCAGATATCCGTAGTGGAAAGATGATGCATTCCCCAGATTCTCTGCTTATAATCACCGATCTCTTTGTACCCCATCCTTTTACGGATTTTGCCCGGAACAGATCGGATCATGTTTACAGTGTTTGGGGATTTCGTTTCATCAACAGTTGATGCATCGGAAGTAAAGTCGGCACCTAAGAAGCGATCATTCTTGTATACTTTCAGCGTTGGTGAAGATGGTATATTAAACTGTGTTGCCTGCTGTTCAGCCATTAGCACCACCCACTTTCACTGACAAACTCTTCCTTCTTGCTGACATCTGCCCTCTGAGACAGCCTGTTCAAACCTACTTCAAAATAGTTTCGATATGATGTTGCAATGGAAAGATCATCATCCATGTACAAAACGGATGCCATATAGATAGGAAGAAGAACCGCAACCTCCGGATCAATCTGCAATACATAATCATCCGGAGTGGTTGACGTGATCTGCTTCGGGTACTTCTTGTAATAGACCGTGTATGCGCCGACCTTGCTTCTAGGAATAACAAGCGTTTTGTCTGCTTCCTGATAATAATCGGTTGCAGCCAGGTATTTCGGTTCATCGTCTCCCTCAAAGTAAATCTGGTTCTCTGCAAGCTGATAGAAGTCTTCTACCAGTTCGTCCATGTTGAATTTCAGATATTCTTCGTAATCGTCAACATCTTCATCCGTCTCGTATCGAACACCATAAAGCGCAATGTTCTTGATGTTGCACGGATAGTCTGCAATGAACACAAGCGAAACATTCTTTCCCTCCTGATTGTCAATATTACCCTTATAAGTTGCATACTTCTCTTTCGACTGAACATCAATGGTCTTGAACGTGGTATCTCCAACCACGATGTTTACCGTGCATACGCCTTCACAGCGGAAGTAATAAGACTTCGCTCCGTCTATGGAAAATCGGTACTCCCCTTCTGTGATTTGGACATTTTCAAACGAACCGTTCAGCGGATTGATCGGCCTGTTCACAATCGTATACTCGCCAAGAAGGAACTTGCCTGCCGTAGCAAGCATTTGCAGACCTTCATTGGCGGTGTTCGGCATTGCATAGAGATATTCAGAGTTTGAGGAATCAAACTGGATTGTGGTTCCGTTTGCAGAAAACATCTTCTGCAATGCGGCTAATTTGATATCTTTCCATGTAATGACCGTGTTCGACATTTTTACTTCCTTCTGGTTCTTCTCTTCGGCGGTTCCGGTACAACGGGTTCTGCTTCCTTTGGCTCTTCCGGTTCCTTCGGGCCGAGATAATCTTTATATGAGTAGTTGTCTCCGCATACGAATGTTACTTCGTACTTCTTTCCATCAATTTCGATGATGTCTCCTACATTCACAATCATATATTCTCCAATTCGTTTGTAAAAAAAGGGACATGGTTTCCCATGTCCCCTTCGTTACCGTTAGGCAAGCACAGTAGCTCCTTCGGCGGAAGATCCGCACAGAAGAACATGTCTCCAGTTCGTGAAGCCTACGGAGCATCTTGCAAAGCCGTTGTAGGTCAGGTTTCTGGAATGAACATCCTCATCGTTCTGGACATCCAGATTGGTTCTGTTGTAGAAGCGTGTAGCACGAAGTGCCTTGAGAGCATCCGAGGACATAAGGATTACCGGATGTCCGGTGTTTCCAGTCCACAGATAATCAACAACCAGCTTCCACTTACCTCTCTGCGTGTTGATGTCGTTGTTGTTGCTTCCAACCTCACCGTCAGTGCCGATGATTCTCTTTACGAAATCCTCGTACTCAGGATCATCACCCGGAACAATGATGGTGTCTGCATCGAAGCCAAGAACCTCACCACGATCATCTTTGAAGTTACGCATCTTGTTTGCGAGCTTATTCAGTACATCGGTATTGGTTCCCAGCTCATCCTTATACAGGTTGGAAATGGTGGTTCCGGTTACGCTCTTGAGCTTGTGAGCGGTGTTGAACAGTGCAAGACCGTCCGGAGCGGAAATGTCAATTCCGGTCTTACCACCAAAGCTCATGGTCTTTGTGTCGCCTACGGAAGTGGTGAGAGCCTGCGTCAGGAACTTAGCTCTGGTTCTCTTGTAGGCCTGAACCATGTTTACTGCCTTCTGCTTTGCTTCTGCAATCTGGTTGTCGTCACGAAGCTCTCTGGAAATGGTGAAATCCTTAGAGAACGTGATGTGCTCGATCAGCTTTGCATAGCCTTCCTCGAAGGTGTCAACCGCTGCTACCTCACCCTCGTTCTTTACGGTGAAGTCTCCGAGACCGCCGATTGTCGTTGCCTTCTCTGCGAATCTGTCGGACTTGTCTACGATTGCAAGGGCATTCAGAATGTCGTCATACTTGTTCTGCTGTGCGTCAGAATCGAAGATTGCCGCATTGATGAACTTCGCCCACTCGTTCCAAAGGGAACCATTCTTGATGTTGTCACGAATTGTAACTGCCATTTAATTAACTCCTTTTTCTTGATTTGTTATACAAGGCACGGAGTTCCTTCGGAGACTTGTCAGGGAACCACGCTTTCCACTGTGAAAGCTCTCCGGTCGGGATATCCTCACCGTCAACCGAACCACTTACGCCGGCCGCAGCGTTTAAGTGTCCCTTTGATCTTGCCTGATTGATTGCCGACTGCTGTCCCGCCTGTCTCTGGTTCGCTACAAGACGGTCAAAATTAACCAGCTTATATGCTTCGGAAAGTCTGATGCGTCCACCAGAGTTCTGAATCATTGCGAGCATTTGAGGGTAGGTATCAAGCATTGCAACATCATCCGCAGATTTGATCGTAGGATCAATCGAACGGATTGCTTCAATGTCTTCGGCAACCATGGACTGTGCCTGTTCTGCTTGTTGCTGTTCAATAACTGCGTTTGCGTACTGGACAGCCGGGTTGTTTCTGACTGCTTTGTCGATCAGATTTGGATCAATGCCGGCCTGCTCAAGCTGACTTCTCGTCTGCTGATTCTGCTGTGCCTGCATTGCATTGAAATAGTCTTGAGCAGTTCTGATCGGTTCGCCCGTCTCCGGGTTTGTATACTGCCCGAACATCGAAGCAAACTGCCTGTCGAGTTCTGCCTGCTTAGAAGCGTATCTTTTCTCTGCTTCTGCTTCGGCCTTCCGTCTCATGGCTGCATACTTCGCGTTTTCCTCCGCAGACTGCTGATTTGCGGGATCAGCTTCTTCGCTCTCATCTTCATGAGAATCTGCATCGGCTTCCTCTGACGAATAAGTAGTCTGTTCGTCTTCGGTGTTGTCCTCAGTTGACTGCTCAGCGACATCAGTCATTGTTACGCTTTCCTCGCTTCCGGTAAGACCATCGCCTTCATCGAAGAACTTTCGGATATTAAACATGTATACTCCTTCGGATTTTTACGCTTTTCCTGCGAATGTATATGAAAATGGTTACTCGTCTTCGGACAGCTCTACGGGATCGTAAAGCGTCTGGACGATCTCTCCATGATTGGAGCAATTCTTGTTCCGGCACGTCAGAATCATCTTGTATGCGATGCTTCCGTCTTTTCTCCGAACCAGTTTGTTACTCTGAATACTCATTTCTGTATTACATTTCGGGCATTTCATCGGTTGCACCTTCCTCTGGAACCTCTTGAGGCATTGCCTGCTGTGCCTGCATTGCCATTTCCTGCTGTTCCTTGATTCTCTGCTCAATGATGTTCAAAATGATTGCAGCGTTCGGATATCCGTTTGCCTTTTGGATTGTCCAATAAGCTCTTGCGGTTTCCAGATCACCAACAGGGCCGAATGCTCCGGACTGTAACTTCAGATCCGTCTGATTCCACAGTGCTTCTCTGTTCTGCATCAGAGTTGACGTAGGATCTGTCTCAAACAAAAACTCATCGTCCCAGTAAAACTCACCGGCTGAATCAATCTTTAAAAACTCATGACGGTCAATCTCGTCATAGTTCGCAGTTCCGTTTGAATCAGTGGAGATAATTGCAGAACTTTGATCACTGTATGCAAGCCAGAACTTGAACATGTATTCATAAAGTTTTGCGAATGCTTCGTTCTTGAGTGTTCTTTTTGATTCCAAACGGCCCGCTGCCTGGTTGATTGCGTACTGTCTTGCGGTACCGGACACTTCCGAAGATGAAAATTTACCTTGAAACGAATCGGTAATACCAAGTGCTGACTTCGCCCAGTTGTAATTTGTCTCTTCGTAAGACAGATCGTTCTGAACATTCGGCTGAACATTGATAACATCAATCAGAGACTTGTCTGCCGCGTTCCTTACTCTGAGGATTTTCAGTTCCTTGTCTGTCTTTTCGACATCAATACCAGTAGGAAGCGTTACAAACGATCCGCCTTTTAAAAGTTTCTCGTTGATTTTGGAACCAAGTTTCTTGACCGTATCCTGCTGATCAATGATCACAGCGACATCAGAACCGCCCAAAAGTCTGTCATTCTGTGTGATATTCTTTCTCAAAACGACAGGGTAAATATTAGGTTTGTAATACGGAATCTTGCGTTTCACTTTCCGCATTTCCATGACAGGCTGTCCCATTTCATCCATGACAGGCTGTCCGTTTTCGTCCATTTGAGGTGCTTCTTCCTCTGTGAACGGATCAATGTTCCGGGAGAATGTGCCATCAGCCATCGGATAGGAGGTTTTTACTTCCATTCCTTCTGCCATCTCTTCATATTCTTCCGGCATTTTCTTAACTTTTTTGCTTCCGCACTCCGGACAAACGCCGTTCTGCATGACTGCGCCGCATTTTGCGCAGTGGTCTAGGTATCTTGCCTCGTAATCGTCCAGATCAAGAAGCACTTCCGTGTCACACCAGACGAAAATTCCTACACCGCCATGCTCATTGTGGTAGTATGCCGTGTTTACAGTCACAATGTCGGAATTGATAGAAGCCGTACTGGACTGCTCGCCGGCAAGGTCTGTATAGTCATTTCCGCAGTCCTCTACCGATACGCCATAAATCGCCTTAACCTTCTTCTTCGTGTACAATTCCTGCACAAAGAAGTAGTCCATTTCTTCGATTTCAACCATTCCCTGCTGTGGAATCAGCTTTTTCGGATGAATTTCGGAAACCTTGATGTCTCCAATCTGCGAATGAAGGCCTGCGTTCGCGTCCCACTGAACATGAAAGAAATCACCGCCCTGAACAGGTACGTTTCTTTCCATCATGTCATTAAGAAGCGGCAGTTTTGCGGTCTTAATTTTGTTTTCAAGATAGTGTTCCAGCTTTTTCGCAAGCTCTTCGTCTTCCGGATGAATTGCGCGCACCTTCGGCATCGGAATAGACGAATCAACCTGTGATTCGATCAGCTCATACACGATGTTTCTTACGTTGGATGCCTTCTTTGATGGAGAATGGCTGGAATTTGGGTCTTGAGCTACGCTTCTGTCCCCATCGTAATAACCCTGATAGGTTTTCATTCGGTTTTTATCGCTTGCATAGCTTTCAAGCGATTCTTCCAGACGCTTTTTCCATGTTTTGAGGTTTTCCGGTTCCGGATCAATCACGCTTTTCGTCATTCTCTTTACCTTTTTCCAAAAATTAGGACTCATCGTCTGGTTCTCCCCAACGTTCAATCAACATTTGCCGATCCTCTTCGTTGGCATTTTCATAGTCTTCCCACATATCCGGCCTCCATCTCGTTCGGTGCTTGTTTTCATCAGCAACCGCCGGATTTGTCCAATAGATGCAGTAGTATCTGAGACCGTCCGGAGAGTGTGTCAGATTGTGCGGCTTGTTTGCGTATATGTTCGGCCTGTCTTCGTCTCTCTGAATCTTCTTTAAGCACCGAAGAAGCGTTGGAGCGCAGCCGTTTAATGCGGTAATCTTGCCTTTTGCACCGTCCGTATGGATAAGCATTTCCTTCATAGCGGCACAACCGGCTGCAATATCGTTGTTTACTTTCGTCAGTACAAGTCCTGCCTCCTGGAACAGAATTGCTCTGGATTTTCCGCTTTCCTGCGAACGGTTCCACAGGTCAGGCGGTGCAAGATACTGCTGTACCGGGCCGATCAGACCTCTTTCCCTCAGTTCTCTTGTGATTGACAGAATCATGTCTGCTGCGGCACCGATTGTCATGTCCGGATGACACTCTTCTCTTACGATCTGCGTGTTTCCGTATGCGTCACGGTTGTACCAATACCCCGCAAGCATATCCAGTCCGTAGTCCATGGAAAAATAGGTGACAAGCGGCCCTTTCAGTCTCTCGTTCGAATTGAAAGATTCGTCCTTCACCTCCGGGAAAAACGCACCGCCCGGAACCGTTAATGCTTCCTCGACCGTTGCCGGGTACTCTGCGGTCATGAGAACAGGGTCGGCAAGGTTTGCCTGCGTTTCCTTGTACCATTCGTCATCTCTGTGAGGATCTGCGTACCACGGGATGAATACCTTCTCAAACGAGTTGGATTCGTTCGTGTACAGTTCCTCAAACAGTGATCCGCGCTTGATGGATGATATTCCAATGACCTGTCCGGAATTTGGTCTGTTGATTGTCGGATAGATAGCCGCCCAGATATCTCTGTCGAACTGCTGGAACGCCCACTCATCCATGAGCAGCACGTCCGCTGTAAAGGAACGGCCGGCGTTAGGTGAGCTTGGAAAGCATTCGAACACGGAATCATTGCCATTTGGATGATGGACTGTAAGCGTTAATGCAGTGGTTTCGTACCACAGCCCTGTCCATCCTTTCGGAATGTATCCCTTCTTTGCAATCAGTTCCGGCATGTACCGGAATATGACCTGATCCAGTCTCCGGACAAGCTCTTTTGCTTTCTCCTCTGTCTCTGACAGTCCGATTGCGGTTTTCGTTGGCTTTAACAACACCCATGCAACATGATGCAGTGCAAGCCACGTAAACCCAAGCTGTCTCGCTTTCAGAACGATGACTCTTCTGCAATCGTGGAACTTCTGCAACGTTTCTCTCTGTGCTTTCCACATCTGGAACGGAACAATTACCTCTGCGGTATCCTTGTTCTCAATGTGTCCATACGTGTCTACAAAGTATCCTTCGTTATCTATGCAGTAGTTCAGTTCCTCGTTGTAGATGTCCTCTAATTCCTTGCTCATGGCTTCAGAATAGCAACATGGAATAGTTTGTAAAATTTATAAAATTTTTCGGGGCGGAAGGGTACCCCTACGGCGGGAGCGAGCGCGATCAGGGTATAGGGGGGAGGGCTACGCCCTACCGGCAGCGAGAGGGAGACGGGAGGAGGGTCTACAGGGAGACGGGAAGAGAGAGAGCCACCACCATAAGGAAGATAGCTAGCTAGATAGGTGGATAGATAGGATCATGACTAGCTAGATAGAACTATTCGCATAATAGCTCTTATACGAACAAAGATCAGAAAAGCCCGTATTTTCAACGTTTCTTGGCTCTTCTGATCTTTAGCACTTTATGACAAGTCTTTATGTTATGTGCATTTTGCTAGCTAGCTTTGATATAACCCCGTATTTTCCGGTACCCCGTCTAGCACTTTGCACAATGCCTTAAACTGATGATCTTTACTGATCACTCAATTCTTGCTCTGCCTGCTCGGCTTTGATCTGCCTTGCTCTGACCTTCTGAAGCAATGCACGATCCTCATCAGTCATGATATCTGCCGTGATTTCCTGCTTTTCTGCGGGCTTTTCCCCTATAGTATCCCTGAGGAACTCTGCGGCCTTTGTGGCTGTGCCTTTGTCCTTACTGCTTGCTACTGATAGCTGTGCAGCTATGATAGCTTCCAAATTGCTGCTGTTTTTGGGTATCCCTAGCTTTTCACAAGTCTGTGCTTTTGCACTGCTGTATAATGCCCTCTTAATAGCTGCTGCAAAGGTCTCTATCTTGGCTTTCTTCTCCTGACGTGCCTTTCCGCCTGCTCTTCTCTCTTCCTCTGTGAGCTGGCGGAGAAGGCCACCATTAAAAGCAGTATATGATCTGTCTGCGGTGTGTGCTCCGTCTGGAAGCTCCTTGTATCTATCTTTGATGATCTCTTCGGGTACTATAAGCCGGCCCTTTTCATCCTTTGGATATATACTCAGGTCGAGCTGCTCTCTTTCGTCCTGGCTGTCTTTTTTGATGCTTTCTTCTGTCATGTCTCTAAAAGTCCTTGTATACTTATATGTGTATGCTTCCATCGTATCCGGATCTGCTCGTGTGGATGTAGTCGGACAGATCCGGTAGAACAGAATGGAGGAAATACGGCTTTTCGCCTACATATATTGTAGCAAGTCAAATCCGTTTGGCAAAAATCAGAAATAAAAAAAGGAACTGGATTTCTCCGGTTCCTTTACTTATTTTATAAAAATCCTTCTTTTTCCATCCTCATTTTTAATGCTCCTATCGTATAGGCGTTCAGGCTTTCCCCGGCAGCGTCTGCGGCAGCTCTTGCGATTTCTTCCGTTATATCTCCGTCTTTCCTCAATCTGATATTTAGTCTATCGTAATTTTTTTTTTCGTACCTAGTAGATGCATCTATTTGAGATTTTCTGATAGGCATATAATCACCCCCTTTATCACTATAAGTATATTTTCTTTTCCATTTGGTGCCAATATACATCTTGCATAATGGTGCCATTATAAATTTGTGCATTTTTACTCTTGCTTTATAGTGGTGCCAGTATGATAATACAACCATCAGCAAGGCAAACAACGAAACAACAACGGAGGGAAACACAATGAGAAAATACTTCGAAAATTGCAAGACCGCAGAGGAGTTAAGAAAAGAGTTCCACCGCTTAGCTAAGGAACTGCATCCTGATAACGGCGGCAACGCCGAAGACTTCAAGGCCATGAAAGCCGAATTTGAAAAGGCATGGGAAACCGTAGGAAACACATATAAGACCGCAGAAGGCGAAACCTACCAGAAGAAAGAACAGACAATGACCGCTCCCGAATTCGAAAGCATCATTGAAAAGCTCATCCACTGGACGGATTGCAAGATCGAGATCATCGGCTCATGGCTCTGGATCTCCGGAAACACCTACAATCACAGATCCGAACTTAAAGAAATGCACTTCGGATTCAGCAAGAATAAGAAGGCCTGGTATTTTCACGAAGGCGGCTTCAGAAAGAGAAGCAAGAAGAGCTTCAGCATGGATGACATTCGCGGAATGTTCGGAAGCGATACCGTGGACACCACCGCACAGCCTACACTTGCATAAGTCAATAGCGGCGGCCAACAACCGCCGCAAACATAAAAAGGGAGATTAAAAAATGAATATGACACAAGTTTATATCTATGCAGAAATGGGAATCAGCGAACAAATCGAAAAAATAAACAGTGAAATGGGAGAAATAGAATTCTGCCGTGCCTTGAACAGAAGCACAGAAGAGCAGGAAGAAAAATATAAAGAACTCTCCGGTTGGTTGGTTGATTGGAAAAAGAGACTTGCTAGCTTAAAAGTATCTGCAAAGGAAAACAATATCAGACTTTTCTAAAAGGAGAATAAAAACCATGAAAAAGATCATCATTACCGCCATTATTTCCACAATGCTTGCCCTGACCGCTTCCAATGCAGTTAAGGCACAGCAGCACACAGAAGCAACCCCCGTCTATGTCTGGACGGAAGGAAGCGGAAACGTAGATATATACGATGGCATTCCCGATTTTGAGATGCCGGACAACTATCATATCGAAGTTACAACCGGAGTAGTTACGGACAATCAGCACAACGGGAAATTGCTTACAAGCACGGACGGAGTAACTCCCAGATATGACTACATTTGCTACAGAGCTATTCCGGCTGTAAAAGGGCAGAGGGTCACAACGATCCTGATCTATGAATGCGATGAATCCGGCTGGTGGGATGACAACATCATTTACCGGTACGACATGATACAGGAGAACTAAAAAGATGAGAGTACACGGAGTAATCGTTAATAGTAAAGATCATTCTAAAATTCTTATTGCTGACTATGTAGCTGCCGGCTTCCGGCTTGTATATGAGCATAACGGAGACGCTGTATTAACACGCGATGACGAAAAGATAAACATTTTTTGCTTAGGAGTGTGGGAAAGATGAGAAATTGCGAAACCGTTGTTACGGTAGATAACAAATATGCTTATAGAGAACTGAACATCTTTGAGGGAGAGAACAAAAACGGTGAATGCATTGATGTTGAGTTGTCCAGAATCAACGCTGAAGGCTCTTCGATCATGAATAGCTGGATCAAAAACGGATACATTCCGAAGGCGTTGCCGACATGGTGGAGTATCTCCGTATATGTTACCGACAAAGACGGTAATTGTTACGGTCGATACAATCCGCAGGAGCTTCCAAAGTCTCACAAGATCAATTTTGATTGGGTACTTGAGGGAACCGAAGAAAACAGAATAAAGATACTTGAAGAAATCGAAAGATTGGCATTTTAAGGCACAAGAAAGCCCTTCCAGATGATCTATTGACCGCCTGAAAGGGCTTTTTCTTGCTTTGCTAGAAAGGGATGCACACGTACACCGACTAGGGATATATCTATTGTATCACTTGAAATACTGTTTACTAACGGTCGCTCTCCGAGTCAATCATTACCGCAATAGCAAGGCCCACCGCCATCACAGGAACCGCGCACAAGGCCCACAGAAAGCCTTTTACTGCTTTTTTAATCCTTGCCACAAGTACACCTCTTTGTCTTGGAAACATCCACAATCGGTCAATATAACGTGCTTGCTGACCGATACAATCACCGCGTGTCGCATTCGTCTGATGACCTTGTGGCAGTCCTGCTCTTCCTGCACCACGATAACCTCATCACCTGGCTTTAATCTTGTCTTAAAGGCTTCGATCTCTATGCGCTTTGCGGCGTGCTGGATCTTCTCCGTAAACGGTAGCTTTATAAACTCTTTGCAATTAATTCCCATACAATCAAGGTATTCCTTTACCGTGTAAACAGACAGTCCTACGCCTTCCGCTATGTCTTCCGGATCGTTTCCCTGATTGTACAACTCCCTAACCAGTTTCATCTGCTCCCGTTTTTTTTCGTGCACTTTTACCTCCTTCCGTTTTTTCGGTTCCACCTTTTGATTGACTGTCTTCTTTCGTCTTCTGCGTCCAGATGGAAGCTAACTCTTTTTGCTCTTTCCTCTAACCTTTCGGCATTGGCTTTATAATATTCCTGGTATGCTGTACAGGAGCAGTGGCACAATGCCGACCGCTCCGCACAGTCTTTACTACACGGCGACTTCATTCGTCACAGGTCGGAATCGACGGCCCTTTATCCAGTACATCTGGTGCGGCAAGCTTAGTCATTGCTAATACTCTTTTCAAGCCATATAGTGCCGCAACCTGATTTTCTACGGAACACCCTCTATAATCGAAATAATTTTCGAATGTGATAAAGTAATCCGCTTCTGCCATCAACCTGATAGAATCGCCAAGGCTTCGAATGCGATCCGCATCGCTTTCAAAAGTCTTCGGCTCATAGGGATTGACTACCTCCAAAGTTTCTCCGGTATATGCTTCCGCCGTTCTCTTCATTACTTCGAAACTCTTTTTGATGTTCTCTTCCGTTCGTCCCTTCATGGGGCAGGAAATAAAGAGCTTATGCTCAGGAATAACAGGTTTCATTCTCACTTGGTACTCCGGGCCACAGTCAATATCATCTTCTGTAATTGTTGCTATAATCTCCCCGTCTTCTCTTTCCACAATAACTCTTTCGATTCCCTCTAATACTCCGTTCATTTTGTCCTCCAATCTTCCGTAATCCGCTTCTTCGTTCTTGCCTGCTTAAAGTCGATAATGTCCTGTATGGTGTCATCATCAATGCCCCAAATGGCCTGTAACTCGCTGATAATGATCAATGTATCTGCCATTTCTTCCGCAAGGTTATACAGGAGAGCCGCCCGCTTTTCTTTTCCCTTTTCCGGGTCTTCCGGGTCAAGATACCGGCATACCTTGCATATAGCTTGGATCAGCTCGGCAGGCTCTTCTCTCGCCACGTCCGCCATGCGATCCGCTCCGTAAAAAGCAACCACATTTTCCACAGCATCGCTATCAACATCAAATCCCATCACTTCACCCCCGTACTTCCAAAGCCACCAGAGCCGCGCTGTGTGCCGCTCAGCTCTTCTACTTCCTGCGCGTCTTCATGTTCATACTGCATCACCACAAGCTGTGCGATCCTTTCGCCGTTCTCGATGTACTGCACCATCTGACTGTCATTGTGTAAAGCTACGATGACCTCACCTCTATAGTCGCTGTCGATCACTCCCACAGAATTAGCAAGCCGTAACCCCTGCTTTGTAGCAAGACCGGAACGGGGATATACAAGCCCTACCTGATAAGGGCGAAGCTCTGCGGCTATGCCGGTATGGATCTTTTTCGTCTCTCCGGGATAAATCGCAATGGCACCAACAGGTACGTCCGCATACAAGTCCAGTCCTGCGGCTCCCATGCTCCCCCTTGTTGGGAGCTTAGCCATTTCTGTAAGTCTCTTAACCTTCATCTTTCTACCTCTTCAATACAAGACTGGATTAACCGATTGCGATCATCAATGTACTCATTCGCAAAGATTTTCCGGCAGTTATTTCCGAACGCCTCGATCATAAACGGAAGATTGTCATTTACAGCATCAAATACAATCCCATGCTCCTTACACCATTCAACAGCTTCTTCGACCTGCTTATCGTTCCGCGATGTCCAGAGAATCAGTTTATCTCCACCAGCCTGTTTTCTCTTCAAATAATTGATCAGGGCCACGTTTGGTGACCCGATTCCCGGCCATGCATTTTCACACAGTGTTCCATCAAAATCTACTGCAATAATGTACGGATTCTTCTTTTCAATCATTGTTCTCATTATTCCTTTCATCAGTTGAACGGAAGCTCTTCGTCAATGCCGTTCGGAATGCTCATAAAGTCGTCAATTGGCGGTGTTTCCTTCTGCGTCTCCTTCGGCGTATAGTTCTGCGCCGTATCGTTCGCTGCCTTGCTCTCGCAAAATTCCTGTTCATCCGCAATAACATCGGTCGTATATACCTTCTGTCCGTCCCGATTGGTATAACTGCCGGTCTGGATGTGTCCGGACACGGCTACTTTCATCCCCTTGTGCAGGTACTTTTCGGCAAACTCGCCGCCCTTTCCAAAGGCTTTAATACTGATAAAATCCGCGCTCTGCTGTCCTTCTACCTTCTTCCCTCTGCGCTCTACCGCAAGGCGATAGGATGCGATACACATTGGCTGATCCCCCTGCGTGTATCTAACCTCCGGGTCTGCTGTCAGGCGGCCAATAAGCGATACTTTGTTCATGCTTCTTCCTCCTCATCAAAATCCGGGTACTTATACCCCTCTCCCATCAACGCACCAAATCTCATCTTGATGTCCGATATATAGCTATCAAGCTGCTCCATCTCAAGCCGCATAAATCTTATGTCCGTATCGAAATGTGTGAGTCTTTCCATTGCAATAAAGGCTCCCGTGCGAAAATCAAAAGTATCTTTCTTGCTGCATACCGCACTTGCCGTTTCTCCGGTCTCCAGATCCTTGACTGTGACCGTATCCCCGTCTCTATAGGCTACGATACGAGGAGGTGTTTTCTTTGATTTGACCTTTACAATCTCGTGATCCGAAAAAGTCCAACAAAAGCTTTTATCAAAATTCACTACGTATGGCTTTCCGTTGTTGGTACAATATATTCTTCTAACAATTCCAGTTTTGCCTTTCAACACGGGGTCTTCTGTAACTTTTACGGTGTCACCGACCTTAATTTCGTCTTTTTCCATCTTTTCTTTCTCCTCTGGTGCTGTTTTATCTGGCTCAGCTTCGGATTTAAGCCAATCTCTATAGTAGACTGAACAGTCGACGTCCGTTTTCGGATTGTGCAAATCGCAGTCGCGGCAGCTCATGCCAATGCACGAAACTGGTTTTCCATTGCGTACAGCTGGATGCCGTGTGTCATCCTCTTTCATTATCTTTTCGACTTCATCTTTATACAGTTCTTCGTTTGTCATTATTTCCCCTTCTCCTTCCTTTTCATCATCTCTGCTACATACTCTTCAATTGTCTGCCTTTTCATTTTTCCCCTCATTCGTATCCGCCTTGTTAAAGATTCTTTCCGCTACTATCGCTCCAAAAATAGAAAGAGAATGTGCTTCTTCTAAATCCGCATCAAGGCTTGCTATTGTGCTGGAAATAGTGTCTAAAAATTCCAGTCTGGAAATTGTTACATAG